GATGGCGATACCCTTTGGCATTTGGGAGACGTATTGTATGATACCGAATGTCATTTATGGTTAACTTCATTAAAATCGAGGTATCCTAATTCCAAATTTAACTTAATAATTGGAAATTACGATGAACAACATATAGGATTATTACATGATTATTTCGACCATATTTATGAATCATTTGATTTGTTATTAGGTGATAATTTGGTATATTTAAACCACTATCCAATTAATTGCAAGAAAGCCTTGGATGACACTGCTTATAATTTCGCAATCACAGGACACATTCATGGACTTTGGAAAGTTCAACCAAAGATGATTAATGTCGGTGTTGATGCTTGGCATTTTCGCCCCGTGTCTGAAACAGAAATTCTATTTTGCTGGAATGCCATGCAAAAATTTTATGACGAAAATGTATTTCCAAATGTTTAATAAAAAATTACTTACATCTTTTATGATAATCGAAGAGACACAATTCGATGGTTCATCACGATATTTTATTCAGCAACACGTTAAAAAATGGTCTTGGACAAAATTTAAGTATGTATTTGTTTGGGAACATGCAAAAACTTGGATGCACGAAGGTTTTGGATATTATTATTATGACAATCCAACCAAGGCACAACTGGCCATTGATGAACTTGTAAACGAATCTAAAAAAGCACAGTTTAAACCTATACGAAAGGTTTATACTAAATAATCAATTCCTACCAAACTGGTATGATATTAAATAAAAAAATTAAAAATAAAATATTCTATTTTATTAGCAAAATAAATTAAAAATTTATTATATGAAAAAAATATACAGCGGAAATTTTACAATTCACGATTTAGGAAAAACCATTTTCTTGGCGGGTTGTAGTCCACGAGGTGAACAAGTTTTAAATTGGCGAAAAGAAGCCGTCGAAATTTTAGAAAAACTTGGGTTTGATGGAACTGTCGTAATTCCCGAACCTGAACATGGAAAATGGGCAAATTACGATGATGTAATTGAATGGGAAGATTTTTATATGTCAAATTCCGATGTTATTTTATTTTGGATTCCACGTGACATTTCAAATGGAATATTGGGTTTAACATCAAATGTAGAATTTGGAAAGTATTTGGATTCAGGTAAAATATTTTATGGTCGTCCTAATAATGCAGACAATGTACGATATTTGGATTATTGGTACACAAAACGATATGAAACCAATCCCCATAATAATTTACAGGATTTGATTGAAGAATGTTTAGAATTTTTATCAGTTCGGAGGTAGTATCTTTGTAACTTAAAAAATCCTACCCGACTGGTAGGTATTTACAATTATAAAAGATTAAAACGAGTTTTAATTTATGAATCATTACAAAATAGGTTCACGTTTACTAAAAACGTTATTCCCTGACAATCCACGTATTCAACAACGTTGTAAAGATACGGCTGATTACGACATATTGATTGACCATGAACCAACCCAACAGGACAAAGATTGCTTTAAAATGATGTATGGGAACAAAACCGAATGTCATTATATTCCGCCTGTTTGGAACTATTTGGAAAATATAAAGGAATCCTTGGTTGTGAGGTATGTTGCAGATAATGTACTAAAAGACGTACTATTCACACTAAAATCATCACACGTATCATTCGACAAAGTTCATAAGAAAAAAACTTTTTATGATATTTGGTTAATGTCCGAAGAAGGTTGTACAGTCATAGAACCATTGTTCTACGAATTGCATGAATTTTGGACAAACAAATTTGGTGAAAAGTGGCGAGCGGACTTCACAAAAGAATCCAGTGATTTTTTCAACGATGCTGTTTCAAGAGAAAATGTTCACGACGATCTACACGAACTGGTCAAAAAATACGATAAACCAGCGTTCAAGTATTTACAAGACGAAGGACAGACAACGGTTTATGTTTGCCCTGAAAAGTTTAAAAATTTAACGTTTGACATGCAAAAACAAGTAATCATCGAAGAGGCTCAAGTGTTGGCAATTGAACGTGAATTTTTAAATCCTGATGGTATTAAGAATCAATATATCGCATATTCAAAGTGGTTGGAAGCAATGGTGGATCGAATTGCCCCACTATGGCAAATACCCTTTATATGTAATAACTTTCATAATTTATTAAGTCATAAAAACAAGTTTTATGACCATAAACAAAATTTTTATGCAAAATGACAAAACAGGAATTGATTGATGAATTAAATAACTTCCGAAATATGGAGTTTTTGCGATTTCTACCAAACATGGATAAAATCGAATACTTTAGGGTTCGACGAGTTGAGTTTAATATCGACCCGTTTGGTAATATCGCGGTTTGGTATTTTGAAGATTTGGACTTATATGTTAAGTTTGAATCTAATAATGATACTTTTGGGAAATGTTATGAAGTTGAGCCTAAAACAATAATACAATATATTAAAAAATAAAATAATTAAAACATAAAAGATAAAATTGAAAATTTTATGCAAACAAAACAAGAATTAATTAAACATCTACAAACGCAAAACTGCTACGATTTTCTAAATGCAAACACAGCACCCGAATATTTAGACGTAGCATTACCACCAACAATTGTAGAAAATCTTAAACGTGTTGAACGTACACTTGAATCGGATGAACAAGTCACGGCGGTTTGGTATTTTCCAGCATTAGACTGCTACGTTAGATTTGACGGTGAGCAATCGTCTTATGATGGTACTGAATGTAATGATTTATATTTAGTAGAACCCGTAGAAAAAACGGTAATAGTTTATGAATAATTATTGACATACCTCTCAACCTAGTTAATCATTTGTTAATGACTTGGTTTATTGGGTTTAACGTTAGTATATTTGTAACATCAAATTTTATATTTGATTTTCTTACATGAAAAATATAATATTCATTCAAAACGGTAAAGTAGTAAAAATCATTAATGATGATACACTCCCAACCTCGGTTTGTGAACGATTATTATTCATCATTAAAACTGCCGATGAAATTGGCATAAATGTAATTATTAACGAAACTAATTATTCTTTTAAAAATGAAAAAGAAACATCAACAACAGGTAGAATTACACAAAAATGAAGGTGATTCAAAATCACTTTCAATTACGATTTTAGCGATTGTAATATTTTTACTATCAACAGGAATTTCGTATTTCTTGAAAGATATTTTTTCACGTGAAATTATCGCGAAAATATGGGTTGGTGGAACTGTTACATCAATATTGTTATTATTTGTCGCAAATGTAACACGAAGGTCTTATCATAACCAAGCGGATAATTATTTAGAATACAAATCAAAAATTAAAAATGTCAAATAATAATCAGGACAAATCAACACAAAACGCATTAAACAATTTTACAGCAGTTTTCAAGCGGTTGTTTGGAAATGTCGAAAAAGTAGAACAAAACCTCCCAAACTACAAAGAATGGGAAAAAAAACACAAAGAAAAATCAAAAAACGTTAAAAACAAGTTTTAACAAAAAAAGGAAAACAATGATCTTCAAATTCAAAGAAAACAGTCACTTTTCAACTCCCCGATGTCCTAAATTCTTTTTACGATCTATTAATGGATCGGTAAAATTCACCAATTGTGTTTATCAATTAGATAAAGGCGATCAATACGATTGGAACAAGTTAACGGGTATTAGTTTTAATCCGTTAATTCCAAGTCAAAATGCAATAATGGTTGGGTGGCGTTGGAATCCGACAATAAACAAAGTACAGGTTTGTGCTTACTTTAATGTTAACGGTACAATTGTATCACCCGAAATAGTTTTAGGCCCGATTTTAAATGCTAATCCGACTGACCTAGTAAACTTTGAAATAACTTATAATAAAGTAACGATTTGGGTCGGTAATGAAAAGATTGAAATTGATGTACCAAAAGCATTAAAGAAAAGTTACCTAACGTCGTTTAGAATCCAACCTTATTTTGGTGGTAATCGACCAGCACCAAATGATTTAGAACTTAACTTAAATTTTTAAAATAAATGCGAAATTATTACCATTTTTTCTTTGCTTCATGCTTACTTGGATCACTGATCGGTTGGCAATTCACGACTAAACCATATCCAACCTTTGCTATACCGATTATTATTATTTGGTTGGGTTGGTCGGTTGCAGATCAACTTTTTAAATTGATTGAAGATGAAAAATAAATATATTGAATGTATTTTACAAATAAAAGAAAATGAAACTGGTATTATACATGAAAAAACACACATGTGCTTGATTGATGATGAAACAGGCAGACCTCATATTTTTATATGGGAGGAAGGTAATTTTGCGTGTGATTGTAATCGTGGAACATTTTTCGATTCACGTGAAATAGAATGTTCGGATGGATTATTTTCAATTAACCTATTGGATACCGACAAAACAATTTATTATTACCAAGAATTTTAAACACAACCTATCTATCAATTAAAACTGGTAGATGGGTTTTTTTCAATTAAATTTTCAATTTAATCTTTTTAAATTAAATCTACCAGTCAGGTAGGAATTATTCACTAAAACTTATATAAACAAAATAAAACAAAAGATCAAATTAAAAATTTGATTGAAAGATTTTACTTATGAAAACACAAACATTATTAACTCTATTACTATTCCCTATTATGATGTGGGGACAAATCAATGATAAACTATATTCAATCACGGTCATTCGAGGACAATCCACAGGTGCGTTACAATTATTTGATGGAAATACACAGTCGGGGTGGTTTCCGGGGTGGAATGCTGGTGATTATCCAGTATTAGCAAAAATCAAATTTACTGAAAAAGTTAAATTTAATAAATTAAAACTGTTTGATTGGGTTGGACAACCAAACTTTACACTAATTAACCAAACGGATACAATCAATGTAAAATTGAATCAATTCAATAAATGGCAAACCAAGACATTTAAAACAATGGAAGTCGATGAAATATTGATTTCCATTTCTGATATTCAAGGGGATATACCAATCACCGAACTGGAGTTTTATTATGATTCTACTGTGACTCCTCCCAACACTAAAAAGTTAACTGGAGACGCATTATCAATTGGTACAAATGGGTTTCATTGGATACCAACCGACCTAATTCCATGTCAAAATATCAGGATTTATCAAATGGTTCAATGGTCTTGGACTCCGAAAGGTTTAGCGGTTAATCCAACCGTACAGGCTGATGGAATGTATGATGAATATTATCAGGAATTAAAGAATAAAAATATTACTGCAATTCCGTGTATCAACAAAGTTCCAAACTGGTCACACGAATCACCAAATGACCCTGAATGGGCAGATTTAAAGATGAATGATATTGGTACTAATCCAAACGATCCGTTGTCTTACAGGTCAATTTCACAATACGGATTTCAATTGGCAGCAAGGTATGGTAGGGTTAAATATCCATCACAGGATTTAAAGGTAAATCAAGAGCCTAGGTGGAATGGTGATATTGTGAATTTGTTGCAAAGTGGACTAGATTTACTGTCTTATATCGAACTAGAAAATGAACCCGACCGACCTTGGAAGAATCCAACGCATAAGTACACAGCCGAGCAATTTGCCGCCTTTATGAGTGCGGTTTATGATGGTCACGAAGGACGTATGGGAAAAGGTTATGGTATCAAAACGGCTGATCCATCAATGAAGGTTGTGATGGCTGGTATATCGGCTATCAATACGAAATATATTGAAGATATGAATCAGTGGTTTAAACAAAACCGAACGGATCAAATATTTGCGGCTGATGTTATAAATGTTCATCATTATTGTAATTCGGCAAATCCACCATTTCCAGCACAAACGGTTAATTTATATTTGGGGGATGGTATTGATCCTATAACTGATAAATTGTATCAACGTTTAAATGTTTTAAAAAATAAGGTAGGGAGGGATTACCTATCCACCAATAATAATACTAACAATGATATATCAAATATTGACCCGTTGGGTAGGAAAAATGTTAAATTTTGGTTCACCGAATTTGGCTATGATACAAATCCATGTTCAACGCCACTATGTCAGGCAGTTGAAAATGATTCAATACAGGCTGAATGGATATTACAATCTTTTTTAATTGCTATTAAGGCTGGATATGAAAAGTCGTTTGTTTATAATTTAAGTGATGAAATGAGTGCTGATAAGGGATATGTTTTTGGAAGTAGCGGTTTGTTAAATAACAATTTAGAGGTTAAACGATCACATAAACGGGTAGTTTGGTTAACTGAAATATTAAATAATAAGCAATACTTAGGCGAAACAAAAGAAGGTTGGATGGTTTTTACTGGTGGGTTGGTAATAAAAATATCACCAAAAGTTGAAATTATGAAAATTAAAAAAGGGAAATATTATTTAATTTCACGAAAAATGGCTAAAAAATTGCCGAAATGATATTATTTTCCAAATTTTGGAAAAAGGGTTGGGTGGGGGAATAATAAAGCACATACTTAGTCCGTGTACAAAATTTTAGACACATATTTACTATTACATATAAGAAAATCCTACCACCCAACCCTTTTTCCAAAATATGGAATTATTCCAAAAATTGGAAACTTTCCAAAATATGGAAAATAATGAAAGTCCTACCAACCTTGGTGGGATTTTTTTATTTAATGAATTTTATAAGAAAAATAGTAACGGTATAGCCGTACTCACAAAGAATAGAATTAAAAAGCCGCTCATGCTTAATTATATGATTTTCTAACCTTTCAAGTTCTGCCAAATTTGCGTTATTAATTAAGGAGTATTCATTTGTCTCCCAAACTTGCATATTTTTATAATTTGGTAAAATTTCAGCATTATGATAATTTACTGATGCTTTTAATTTTAACATTTGGTCGATTATACCGCCTTGGTCTTTTGGGTTTAATTGTAAAGTTTGCATAAAATTTAAATGTTTAACTATTAATTATGATACAAAGATAAGTCCATTTATCCTTCCCCACAAGTCCATTAACAATTCATTACAAATTTAAAATTATAACTGTTTGGTAGGCAAAACAAAATGTTTATTTTAACTATTCCTTAACTTTTATGTTAACATAAAATGAACATTAATTCTTCACAATTTTTAATCAATAAATCTTCACAATCTCACACGTGTGTATGCGTTCGCGTATGTACACGCACGTGCTTGCTCGCATTATGTGTGCGAGTGCATGTGTCGCGATACGCACGCAGGAATTATTATTAATTTAAAATAAAAGAAAAACTAAAGCAAAAAGAAAAACAAAGAAACCAATACCCTCAAAAATTATGAAAAAATAAACCCTCACCAGCCCGATGGGTGGAAAACCTCGTTTTTCACACACGCGATTTTCCGCCGTGCTGACCGTAGGGAACGCAATAGGCACGGGGAAAATTGTACCTTGGACTTTTGCTATAAGTACCTCTTTTTATATATTTTTAATTGTATTTACATACTTTACATCAATTATCAATTAATTTTTAGTATTTTTATGTAATTTTCATGTATTGTTAATATTTTCATGTATTGTTAATTAATTCATAAATACTAACAATTAGCGTGTATGTGTTCATGTTTCAGACAATAGTTGTTTAGATTGGTTTATTTGGTATCATATATCAATGTATTTTCGTTTTTCATAGGTTGGTTGGTGTATTCATACGGTTCAGGTATAGATCGTTCAAAAAATGGTTGTATATTGATTCAGGTTGGTTTTACATAATCATTAGCATTCACCGACATTTATCAACTTCCTGATAGGTAGGGTAGAAATTAATAAAAATACTTCACAATTTTCATTGTTTTTCATTACTTTAATCTTCACAATTTTCATAAAACAAATTGTTTAAATGTTAAAATTTTAACTATAATTCATTTATTATTTTAACAGTTTTTTAAAGTTTGAGTGTAACGATTAGTACCTACCAACCCTATCAAATTTATTCATTTTGACCCAAAATTATCAAAAAACCTGATAGATAAGGGTAAGTATTAATAATATTGATATACATGGTATTATTAATAATACTATTCATTATTTTACAGTATATTCATGCTTTGATTATTCCGTACCAACCTATCATATCAACTGTCAATGCCGTTCAAAAATTATCAAAAAACCTTGATAGGTAGGGAAAGAAATTGACGTATATATTCACCGATTTAAACGATTATCTTTTTGGTTGGATGGTATTTCATTGTTTTACAGTATAATGGTCATTCCGTATCAATACTATTCATTTTGACAGGAATATTCAGGATAACAATTGACGTTTCGTGATTTTTAATGTTAATTAAACTACTCATGGGGGAAGGGGTTTACCTCCCACCTGTCGTCCGGTCATATTAAGATTTTTTTTAATATAAAATGACATGGTTTACGTTGAAACCGTAATGATTGTCAACTAAGGTTTTTTTTTAATTTTGTTAACAGTTAGTTAATGGTATTGTTTATTGGGTTGGTAGGACGTATCTTTGTATCGTAATTAATAAATCAATCAATATTATGGAAAATTTATTCATCGAATGTATCAAAATTGAATTATCTGCATACGCTAATGTTTCATTAAACATTCTTGCAAATACCATTCAGTACTATGCTGGATTGGGAGGATTCAACACTAAATCAATTGAATAATGGCATTGTGTTGTATCAAGTGCTGGAATAACCTTCCAACCTAACATTTAAAATTTATTATATTTATTAAACGTTTAATGTTTGCCAAATAATGTTTTGTTTTAACTCACTAATCAGTATAAAATAGGGGGGGTAATATAGGGGTCATTTTGGGGAGGTAGGGGGGTGAATTAAGCGTTAATTTCGGTGAAAAAGGAAGAGGTTGGGTGGTCGTAATACCCCTTCATTGTTCGTGGATCATTTTTTTGTCCCAAAAAAGACCTCCCTAACGGAAGTAAAATTATAAGTTATCCCTAACGGTTGGCTGTATATTATCCCCACCAATAATTAAACTAAATAAATATTATAATATTATCCCTCCCTAACGGTAAATACATCCATCCCTAACGGTAAATTAATAATTCTACCAATAATTAAATCACTATCAATATATGAACATAACGAAAAAATTACATGATGAACTCATAGAATGTGGGTTTTTGTTTCCAAAGAAAAATATTAACCAAGCAGAAGGTCTTTTAGCAAAAGTTGAATTTTATTTCTTAGATCAATGGCAAACAATTCATATACGTAATAACGATAAAACTACTTTAAAAGATGTTATGGGAATACTGGCTGATAAAGTATTTGAGTTAGGAGTAGAAAAAGGGATTAAAAAAGGTAAAAAGGAAGTAGGAACGTATTTAAAAGACTTAATTGAAGAATAAAAATTATATCATCAAATTTTAATATCTATGAACAATAATGTAATTTCGGAAGAAACATACCTTTCCATCAACGGTGCATGTCGTCAGGATATAGGCGATGCTGCTTTTCATAAAAACAAAGGCAACAATTCCGACAAAACATGGTCTAAAATGGTTAACGCTCAAGCCGAAAAAGACCGAAATCTAATTGAACGTCGTGAAGAATTGCGAAAGGAATATTGGGAAAAGGTTAACACTGGTGAATTAAGACCACCCAATCGTTTAGAAAAATTAATATCAATTGCAAACGGTCATCCTGATAATGAAAGTGTGATTGCTGCAAGACGAATCTTAGATAAAAATGGAATCAAATATTAAAATGGAAACTACCAACCTAGCCGAACAAAAAGGTTTTACGTTTACATTAATCATTAAACCATACATTCGTAAAAATTGTGCGATGGATGATATGCGGGTAATTTACAGTGACAAAACTTGTTTGGTTGCTAAAAATTCAAAGTTTGGTGGGTTGTATATTCATCCAACTGGAAAAATAATCAAAGGTCGTTTTGTGAAATTTGCAGGTAGTAACCGTTATCCAATTTTGATTGCTGAAAAGGAAGTTCATATACGATTTGAAAACTTTCCAACCAAACCAAATATAATTACGGATCAATATAAAACACAAGATATTATAACATTGTTAATGGATAGTTAATGATATTGTACACTCCCAACCTATCCAGTATCTTTACATCAAATTTAAAATAAAATATGAAAAATATGTCTGATTCTGATTATCGCTTTTGGTATTTCGATTTGGGGAAGGATATGCAATTAGCATATTTTACACTCTATAAGTTTTGTGAAAATATAGATTCTGTAACCATTGAAGAAATAAAAAATTTATATAATGCAATTAACACAAATTTAAAATAAATGGATAATTTAGAATTAAAAATTCGGATAATCAACGAAATCACATCCCTCCAAGTTGCGTACTTTAAAAGTATTGGGATTGATCGAAAAATAACAGCAGCGAAACTTAAATACCTTAATGATAAAAATTACCAAGAATTAATAGAAATTAAAAATAAATGGAACAGATAAAAATTGATTTTAACAAAACCCAATTCATTGGGTTCAATAAAAAATGTGCCAAATTTGAAGGCTTTATATTCAGTCAAAATTATGAAAATTATGACGAATTTTATAGCGTTTGGGAAACTGATGATGGGGGTGTTTGGTATAAGGAAAAAGATTTTATTGAAAATCCCAACCCATCGGAATTACATTTTGTAAAGGTGGATGGTAAAGTTTTAGACGATTATGAATATTCTTTAAGATATGATTCAGACTGGAACTGGCTCATGCGTGTTAAGAATAAAATTTGTCAAATGGATATAGTTTACGAATTTGAAACTACTTTTAATAATATGTATTATTGTCATATTCGCCAAGCATATAAAGATTCATTTGGAACAATATACGGTGAACAATATCCAACCGAACTGGAAGCAACAATTGATGTAATTGATAAGTTTTTAGATTGGTATAATGTTAACAGTTAGTTAATGGTATTGTGTACTCCCAACCTATCCAGTATCTTTGTATCATTAATAATTAATCATTCAAAACAATTAAAATTATGTCAGAAATAATTAATAAGAATTTCATTTTAGGAAAAAAAGAAGTATCCACTTTCACACTCGGTCAAGAAACAACTTTCTATTGTGAAAACAAAGAAATTATGATCGAGTGCGGAGTTCCTACCATACACGATGTGCGGGTAGCATTGTCGCTAATGTTTCGTACAAAACCACGAACAGATACAACCGAATATTCGGCAAATGAATACAGACTAAGATATACAAACATTTATGGTCGTAAAATTATGCCAGTTTGTAACCCACCATTTTGGAATTATTCACCCAATATATTCAACGATGTATGGGAGTGGTCTTTTAAATTTTCACCATCATTTATCAAATAATGAAAAAAACATTTAAATCGGATCGTTATCCGCGAATCATATTCCATTGTTATGATGGAGGTGTTTATAACGAATTTTTATTCGACGACACTAAAGAACCATTGTTTAATGGTATTATTAATGACATCGAAGTTTTATGCGAATTGGAAGTTATTGATGAAACAGACTCCGATAATTTTTACACTGGTCAGGAATGGTATATGCCTTTTTCCGAACTTACAGAAATTTAAAATTTTATGAATAATATATACTCAACACAAGTTTATTTAGATGTGCATTATTTTGATAATGATGTAAATATTGTACTTGGTATTAGAAATAATAATAATCGGTGTTTATTTATTACATGGTTAAATACTAACAATCCATGTATCGAAGAATTTAATTTTGACAATTATATCCAACCCGACGGTGAAGTTGAATATTATAATAATATTAATTGTTACGATATTAATGACATAACAGAAATGTTATTAAAAGCAGTTGATGTAATGACCGACGAACAATTGGATATTTTAATAAAACATAATATTCATTTGGATTTATTGATACATACTAAAAATCCATCCCTTTTTCTTAATAAATAAATTTAACAATTTGACAAAAGAATTAATTGCCAATAAAATAAAAGAACTTGAAAACGAAATTCAAATTCTTAAATCGAAACAACCCACCGCACAAAGTGGATTTGATAAATTTGTCACGAATCGGTGGACTGGTGAAGAACTATTGCGTAAACATAAACTAACTGATTTTGGTAGGTGGGATGTGTATGGCGAAGACCCTAATCCTGATTTTAACGGCCCTCATGTTGCACCATTTTTAGGTACTGTCGAAGGTACATTGCAAAAAGCAATTGAATGGGCGGTCGGTCAACGGGAATGGATGGCTTGGGGTGGGGGTGGAACTATTAAACCAAACGTTACGCAAATTATTAAAGTTTAACAAAATAAAATATAAAATTTAAATATGGGATACACAACACAATTTGACGGACAATTTAATTTGTCCAAACCATTAACAGATGAACAAAGTACTTATCTACACACATTTTCGGGAACTCGTCGTATGAAACGAAATTCTGATATACTAATGACCCAATATAATGGTCAACATGGTTTGAATGGTAAATACGGATTAGACGGTGAATTTTTCTGTTTTGATGACGGAGATTATGGACAATCTGAAACATCGGATATTGTCAATTATAACCACCCCCCAAGTACCCAACCATCCTTATGGTGTCAATGGATTCCAACCGAAGATAATATGGGAATCGAATGGGATGGTAATGAAAAATTTTATTGTTATGATGAATGGTTAACATATATCATTGACAATTTTTTAAAACCTTGGGGTATAACGTTATCGGGTGAAGTCGAATTTCAAGGTGAAGAAAATGACGATACTGGTAAAATAATCGTAGTTGATAATGTTGTAACAATTGAAAAATAAATGACACAATATAAAATAACAATTCAAAATACAGACTTCATTGAAGTCGATCTTTATTTTAAAGGAAATAGTATCTTAGACATAATCAATCAAGTCTATGAAAAATTTGGTTGGGTGGATATTATAAGAATTGATAAAGGATTTTAATTACTAAAAAATAAGGGACAAAGGTTTTTACGCCAATGTCCCTTAATTATTTTAATGATTTAAATTTAAAATTAGGTAGGTTAATTGATATGTATCTATCATAAAAAAATGATAAATTTTATCATTTACTATTCGCCGCTTCTATTTGCTTGTTTCGTTCTTCCAATATTGCCCCTAATTTCATGTAATAAAATGATCGAACTGTTACAGGCATTGCCATTAGATCGTTGAACTGAAAGCCCCCCTGCCCATAAAAACACAAATCAAATATTTGTTCATAAACCTTTTGGTTATAATCAAAGTTCAGGCCAAAAAAACGATGATCCGAGGGTAACTCCAGTACGAAAGGAGTCTCCCGTCTCCTCGTCAATGACATCAATTTCCATGTTCACATTGGGTTGAATTTTGGCAACATATTCCCTAAAGGCACGACTGTCTAAAGCCAACATTTGATCGACAAAATTGCGTATATAGATCGGGTCTTCGTTCCCATCCACACTGATTATCATTTTATTCAAACGTTCCGTTAATTGTAAATCGCGACCATTGGATGTTTTGTATTTTTTCAACCGTTCCGTTATTTGTTTGTCGTCACCGATGGTTAAAATCTTAAATTCTAGGTAATTTTTACTGCGAGGCAACTGAAAACTGAAACGATTACGATTAGTGAAAATAGTTTCATCGAAAAGTTCCTTTGCGACTAAATCATCTAAATTTACATGTACTTTTTGCTTGTTTCCTGATGGTGTAGTTGTTTCAAAATCGTAATTTTCACCATATCCGTACTTTCTTGCGGCAATTAACAACGCATTCCTGTCACCCGTTACCAGTTGGTCGTAAACCCTAACCACCACAGGGTTAACAATCAAAGATTGAAGCAATTTATCCAGCACAATTCCACTTTTTATATAAGATTCGGTGGTTAAAATGTCTTCTTCTTTGGCTGTCATGTATTTGATTTCGATTGTTCCACTTGAAAGCGGATTATCTAATTCATACACCAGTCCTTTGGATGGTAAATCGACTATTTGGGTCGGAAATAGTGATGTTTTGTTAACATTAATAAGTTCTTCGTTGTTTGTAACTTTTACTGTTTCGTTCATTTAATTTTTAATTTAATTTTTACTAATTTCACATTACGCGAAATTTGATGTTTGTTGTGTTTTTTTGGGTTCAAACAGTGCATAATCATAAGAAATCGTTATTTGTGGTTGAACAATCTCTTCCGTTGCAAAATCTAAATCACCAAAATTAATTGTATTTATAAATGCACCAATTAATTTCCATGTACCGACTACTTCATCGTTTTTTGGATTCATTAAATGGATTATAATGTCTCTTTTGTATTGATCTGCGTAATAATCTTTACCTTCATCTATTTTTTGATGTAAGTCATTTAACCAAAGCCATAACCTATCATGCGTTATCTTTTCAAACGCATAACAAGTCATTGTAACATCGTTCCATCTTGTTTTTCCCTTAACTTTAACGTATGTATTTCCATACTCAACTGTTATTGGGTTATTTTCCGCTGATGGGAGTGTTATTGCTTTTCCGTAAAATTCAATTCCTTCCAAAACGGAAAAAATAATCTTGAATCTAAAGGATAATAAAGGATGATATGTTTCGGGACTCATTCGTGCCATATACATTATAAGTATATTCCCACCTCCAAATATTACATTTCCTACCCAACGATCAGGTTTTTTGATATGTACTGAATAAATATGTTAACAGTTAGTTAATGGACTTGTGGAACTGTTTGAGTGGGTGTATCTTTGTGGTATAATTAATAACTAATCATTTAAATTTTAAACACACAAAAATAAAATTTAAAATTTTATATATGACAAATCAAATTAATTTCACTGACCTCCAAACCGAGATTTCTGAAATATTCAATAATATCGACGTGCAAATCGCCGTTAATGAACATGGTCGTCCAATCATCCAACACGCCGATATAATGAATCAGGTTGGTTGTTTTGGTAACGTTATTGCCAACGCGTCAATTGATTTTTTCAATTATAGTCGTCCATCAGGTGACAATAATAATTTTTGGGGAACTGTTTATCTGAATTATGAATCGTTTGGTGGTGGATCAAATGGAATGCAAATTTTATCATGTTGGTATAATAATGGTCAATGGAAAATCGAACCTACTAAAAAATAAATTATATGATAAATTTCACCGATCTTGAAAAGGCCATTTCCGCACTATTCAATAATATTGAAGTAAAAATAACCTATAATGGTAGTGGTCAACCAACCATCCAACACTCTGATATTATGGATCAGGTTGGGTGTTTTGGAAACTTTATATCCAACGTATCACTTAATTTCGTGGGATTTCGTCAACTAGCACATAACCCTAATAAATATTGGGGAACTGTTTTTTTGAATTTTGAAACATCGGGTGGTTTTAATCCGGGAATTTTAATTGCGTCGTGTTGGTATAATGCAGACACTTTAGAAATGGAAATTGAATTAAATATAAAATAATATGACATATAAAATGATTTCGGTTGATCTATTTTGGAAACGCCGTAAAAAAGGAATGTATCTTGAAATGGGTAAAACATTAGTTTTGGTATTTAAAGATGGTGTATTAAGCGAAGATTTTGCATTCGTGATGAATGGATTTTTCGATCATCACAGGCAGGGTGGGTCATTCCAAAAAGATTCTATTAAATATGTACTTGTACCTAATTAAAAATTTATGAAATTTACTAAAAAAACTGAACGCTGGTCTAATCCACGCTGGTATGGCCGAAAAAATAAAATCCAGTTTGAAATCGCTGGCGTTGAAGGTAGATATTACGTTTTGATGGAAGGTGAAAATGATTTTAGATACAATACATTGCAGGATGATCTACGATTTCAAACACTAGAAGCCGCAATGGAATATTGTGAAAATTATACAAAACCTAAATGATTTGTTAACGGTCTTGTTTAACCCTCCCAACCACTGTATCTTTGTATTATTAATAATAATTATTCACACATATCAGGTTTTCTTGATAAAAATTAATAAATAAAATGCAATACATCGTATCAAATTTCAACACACGATTGAATCACAGTTTCATAACGGTTCACCCAACCTACCTATCTGCCCGTCGTTCTATTAATGGTTTTCCGAATAAAGGAAAATGGGTGGGAGGTGATGTTAAGTTGGTAAAGAAATTTCCACATCAACCTAAAGAAGTTTTGGTAAAAGTTGTTCCAAAGTCTGCGAGTCAATGGGCATTCCAAGTTGCAATGTTTACAGATATTGACACAATCATAACCATTCACGTAAATAATAAATAATTTATGATTTATTTTGTTACTGAATTGAATACACATACCAACCAAGTAAATACATGGTTTTTTCCAACCTACCTATCTGCTCGAAGGTTTATTCAACCAAGTAAAATTCGTGGAAATTGGGTTTCGGTAATTGATGAAAAATCATATATTAATCATCAACATCCACCCATTGAAACTATTGAACGGTGGAAAGGTCATTCGTATAGATTGACCACGTTTACTAAATATAACGGTAAACATATTTTAACTATATCTACTATTAAATTATGACATATTTCGTAACCGAATTTATTCCAGCAAGCGGTCAAGTCAACAATTGGTTTTTCCCAACCTATCGCGAAGCACGTGATTTTATTCAACCAAGTAAAATTCGTGGAAATTGGGTTTCGGTAATTGATGAAGGTTCTACTAAATTATCATCACTCCGACTAACCGAAAAAGTGATGAAAAAGATTCCACGTAGATTGTTCACATGTACCAAATATAACGGTAAACACATTTTAACTATATCTGTTATAAATTGCTAAATTATGAAAAAGAAAAAATTTAAACTAAAATTCAAATATACTGATTATTCAGAATTTCACACTGATATAGATTGGTTATGTAGATGTGCATTGAAAGCAGTTGAAGATACATTTAAAGAAGATTCTATTCGAGTTTCGGAAATGAAAGAACTTACTGATAAAATAATGAATCAAGTTAAACAATTAGAAATAAAATAATATTTTATTCGTGAAAAAAATATAAAATAAAATGATAAATAAACAAATACTAAAGCAATATTTACAGGATGGGTTAGTTACGGTTCAATCCCACCCAACCTTATCCTTACACATTTGGAATTATACTGCCAAAGTTCAATATGAAAATTTGTGGGACGAATATCCATTATTAATTGAATGTCGTGGACTGGTTACAGATTATGAAGGTAATATCATTTCCAAGGGATTCAAAAAATTCTTTAACTTGGAAGAAAATCGACACACTCCAACCGACCAGTTTGAAGTCTATTCCAAATTAGACGGACAGTACATCGGAATTTTTTGGTATAATAATGAATTGGTTGTAAATTCGCGTGGCTCATTTACTTCACCTTACGCGGTTGAGGCTAAAAGAATATTGTTTGAAAAATATAAGGATTTTGCACTAAATTGTCGGGCCAAATTATTAACATATTGTTTTGAATTGGTAGGATTTGAACAAATTGTTGTTAAATATGAGCAACCCGACCTAATTTTAACTGGAATTTTCCACCCAACAGGTAAAATCGAATACTTTGACGGACTTGCTGATTATACCCTACAATATGGGTTAAATTATGTAAAAAAATATCCTTATACATCTTATTCAGATTTGAAATCTTTAAACTGGCAAAACCACGAAGGATTTGTCGTTAAATTTGCTAATGGTAATCGGTGTAAGATCAAATTTGCAGATTATGTACGGTTACATCGGCAAATGACTAATCTTTCAACTACGGCGGTTTGGGAAGCGTTACGGGATGGTAAACCAGTCTCTTCGATATTGAATGATGTACCTGATGAATTTTATGATAAAATTAAACAGTATGAAAATAATTTGAAATTATGGTTTAGGGATATTAATTCGTATTATGATTATTTATTTCAAAAACATGAAACAACCACCCGAAAGGAATTTGCAAAATTTGTAAATGAATGTAGTAAAATATATTTTATTAAAATTTATCCAAAAATTCTATTCGCGAAATACGATAATAACACCGAATTGACCGATAAGTTAATTTGGAACTTGATTAAACCTAAATTTGAAAAGATTTAAAATATATGCAAATAATAAAAACCGAAACGCAATTAAAAGAAGTGGAAGTAACTATTGAAAGTTATACACTTTGCGACAAATGTAATAATAAAATACACATAGACAGTTATGATGCGTTTAATTGCGAATTTAAACATAAAACAGGCGAGGCATTTCCCGAATGTGGGGGAGGTGATCTACAACAAATGGAATTGTGTCCAAAATGTGCTGTTGAACTTGTATCATTACTTCGCGAAAATGGTTATCGAATCAACGATTCCGAATGGGATTATTAAAAATTTGAAAAGATATGGTTACTCAAGAAATTGTAAAATATCAAACTGCCAACCTAGCAAAGACTAAAGGTTTTAATGAAAATTCTGCCTTTTATTATGATGTTGAACATTGTGAATTAAGTCGCCATTACGAAGATGAATGGTGTAATTCTGAAATTGAAAACGGGTTAGGTAAATTAAAATTTCCAATGATCTCTGCTCCATCACAAGTTATACTTCAAAAATGGCTTAGGGATGAACATAATATCGAAGTTTATGTTACTGTAAACTTCTACAATCGCAAAGAAAAATTGGGTTATTTGTATAATATTGATAAATTTGATGCAAAAAATATCCACGATGGTCAGACTTATGACGATGAACAGATTCAATTAATTGGTGAATTTCAAGGATTTATAACATTTGAACAAGCACTGGAGGTTGGATTGTTTAAAGCCTTAAATTTGATAACAAAATGTTAATGGGGTTGTACATTCCACCCCACCTACCTATCTTTGCAGTATAATTAAAAGATAAAATTAAAATTTTATTAAAAAAATATGACAATACGCGAATTACACGCAATATTAAAAGAATCATCTAAATTTAAAAAAACGCATGGAGATATTTATCAAGCAGTTTTTTTAACAGGTGATTTTAAAGGTGTTTATGACTACGATGCTGGTATTTTAAACATTTCTATTTTCACAGGTAGTAACAGTTCTGTAAATATTACTACAATTGACGATGGTGGTTGGCGGGTGGATGGTGTACCCATTGATGATTCAAAAGCATTGGAAATCATATATATGTTTGAAGATTATTGTGGTAAATTGCCTAATGAACTAGGATTAAAATCCGATTTTCGAGATTTAGGATTAGTAAACATTGAAAAATATTAAATCATGGAAAAAATTAAAATAAGTTTGGATACCTATTTAAAGATGGGTGGTGATATTACTAAACTAGACACTGCGTTTAATAGTTATGCTAATAAATCGGGTAAAATTAGTTTTTTAACAACTACCCAACCAACCCATAAAAACAACTATAAACCAGCAAATATTTATACGGTTGGTGATACAAGTTGTGCCTCTATGTTTATTACCGTTGAAGTTTATGTTCAACTTACAGATAACTATAAATTATAAATGAAAGATTACCGAACTAAACCTGCTTTTGAAAAAGCATTCAAAACATTTGTTACAAACTTTGACGAAACTAAAATTTGGTTTACTTATACAAAGGAAATTGTTGATATTTGTTTTGTTGAAAATGGTAAACTTAAAAAGTTTCGTATGTGGTGGAACGGTGAACATTGTATTCAACGACATGGGTGGAGATTTATCGAATTTTTAGAAACTGGTAAATTTCCAACACAGTCTTATGTAATGGTTTATGATGATGAATCTATAAATCCCGAAGATATTGGTAAAGTTTTTGAATTTGATGGTGATACTGATGATGAATACAAACAGTCAAATGGTATAAAAAAAGCAACAAAATTTTTGGCAGAATACCGAAAAAACTATCCAAATTGTGGTATGAAATTTTTACCTAAACCGAGAACATCAATTTATAATAATAACGAGTTTTAAATATTAAATTAAAATGACAAAAAACACTATTATGTCCGGGGTGTCCAGTAAATCTCTTTTAGAAAGAGTATGGATTACCTCGGACACTTGACACATGCGTTCCATAAAAACATCACGCGTGGTACAACCGAATGGTCAATTAACGGCAATGACTTAAAAATTAGGGATTTTGATACGCCGCTTGAAATGACCCAAAAAATGGCAGACAATTTTAACACTTTAATCCCTGACGATGGAATTTTATTTCACTTGGGGGATTGGTCGTTCGCGGGTGAGCAAAACATTGAAATATTTCGTAACATGTTGAATGTTAAGGAAATACATCTTATTACCGGGAATCACGATCCACATCAAGAAAAAGGAAAATGGGATCACTTGTTCGCGTCACGTCAAAAGTATCTTGAAATTGAAATCGAAAAAGTAAAACTCGTACTGTTTCATTTTAAAATTTCATCATGGAATGAAATCCGTAAAGGCACATACCAACTTCATGGTCATCAACATTGGCAGGGTGATAATCGTTTTGGTAATGGTCGTCAAATGGATATTGGGGTGGATGGAAATGATCTAAAGCCATATAAATTGACTGACGTGATTGAATTGCTAAAAGACCGACAATATTATAACGAAATAGACCATCATTAGTATGAAAACACATGAACCACAATTTAATCCCGACAATAATCAATGGAAAATTTGGGATTATGCTTATACCGAAAATGGCGAAGATCATTTTGAAGTACACCGTTTTTGGACATACATAGAAGCCGTAAAATATTATAATGAAATTTGCGGCCCTATACGGTTGAAAAAGTAATTCGACGTTTTTTAAAAGTTAAATCATTAATAAAATGTTAATGGTATTGCATAAACCACCCAACCCATGTATCTTTGTACTATTAATTACTAATTTAACTTTTTATGAAAAAAATACTATCATTATCAATTACACCACTTATAATATTTGGATTATTATCAGGCGTTTATTTTACTATTTCTTGGATGGCATATCATTTAACTGGTAAAGGTCAGATTTATTGGGAAGCGGGAATAATGTTCGTACTTTGTTATGGATTTATATCAATTCACACGTTGTTGGAAAATTATTTTTCAATGACTTTAAATGATAAAAAATAAAATATTCTATTTTATTAACCTATTAAATCGCAGATTTAATTTATGAAACTGAAACACTTACTTTTATACGCTAAAGGCTGGTATCCAAAAACAGATGATATTTGGAATGATTTGGCAATTATTTTACGGTTGGATGGTTATAATCCATTCTTAAACGAAGATTGTTTAAAAATTATTTTAAATAACTTACCACCCGATTTTACACCGTTCCAAACTGCAAAATTTTTATTAGCGATTCATCCCGCAAGTTGCTGGCGGTTTGGGTATATTGTAAAAGGATATAATTATTGGTTAGGTACTGATAAATCTGCCGTAGAATATCATTATGATACTGCAATTGTAAAGTATATTGTTTCCGAATTGCGATTTATTGAAAAAGAATACTACGATACACTCCCAACCCCGAATGTTGATGAATATTATTCACTTATTGAAAAACTTAAATAATTTATGATACTTTGTAATTCTAATAACCGTTCCCAACGTATAGTTGATTGGGTTCAAACTTTATTGAATATTGAAGATGAAAAAGATTTGGAAATGCTTAATGTCTTACCTAAAAAATACGGATTTTATATAGATTATCGGTATAGGGAATATGGAGATTGGTATCGCGATTCGATGAAATTATACAATTCACAGATTCTATTGTTAGAATCTTTTCGATAAAATTTTACTTTTAAACAATGAATAAATCACTTTTTTTAATTCGCGGGTTACCCGGTGCTGGTAAAACCACTCTTGCCAATTTATTATCCGAAAATGGTAAATATCCAGCACTAAGTGCTGATATGTATTTTGAAGAATCGGATGGGAATTATAACTTTGATATAACTAAAATTAAGGATGCACATAAATGGTGTCAAGATCAATGTGAAGGTTTAATGTGGGGAAATGTCGGAAGTATAAAATATAACGATCCATTTAAACATGATACATATTTTGCAGGAGACGATAAATTTAAAATCTTTATCGCAAATACATTCACAACTGAATGGGAAATGCAACCGTATTTCGATTTGGCTAAAAAATATGATTACGATGTATTTACGATAATTGTAGAAAATCGTCACGGAAATAAAAATAACCACAACGTACCTGACGAAACGATATTAAAAATGCGTGATAGATTTAACATTAAATTATAAAACATAAAATTTTAATTTTATTAACCGATTAAATCAAAGATTTAATTAATGGAACATAGAGACATTAATAACCCATATTTAACATTTAATTTTATTGGTGAATATTTCAAACTTAGAACTTACGCCCACCAGCCAGTATGGTGTAGTTATTCATTGCATCAACTAAAAGAATTGTGGGATGAATCAGGTGGAATAATTACGGATTCATCAGATAACATTATTTTTATAAAAACACAAAAAGAATTTAATTAATAAAAAATGAAACTAAAATACTTAATACCTTATATTGGGCTATATTTTATATGGAAAGATATACCCCACCAACCAAATCAATATTCATATAAACCATTACAAGGCATTGATGCATTAACCGTGATGGTGGTTCAATTTGTAATCGTTTTATTAACAAATTTATTGATTACCGTATGTCTAACTTAACAGAAGTATCCCAATTTAAATTAAGTACAATATCTGCATATTATCAAGGCTGTTTGGATGGATTACTACGACATGATTCAGGTAAACTTGAATTTAGTGAATTGATTCAAACAGCATTTGAAATGACACAAGAATATTTTTATCATTATCCAATCTACCAAGTAGAATTGGAATACTTTTTACAAAAATTTAACGCATGAACTATAAAATATTCAAAACATTATTTGCAATAATAGTAAATACCCTTATACACTATTACATTCTTAAACCATTCTTTGAATACTATAATATTTCAATTAATAGTCTGTTTGAAATTGGGTGGTGGATCGAACTGGTACTTTTAATAATTGTCACAATTTTAAGTTATATGACAGTTGAAACATTTTTTAAACGCTATTTTAAAATTTAAAAATTAAAAATAAAATAGAATATTTTATCTATGAAAAAATACCCTTCAATTGACCAGTTCCGTAACGTTATTCGGGCGGTCAAAACTAATCACGATTACCAAGGTAAGGATCAAAATGATGAAGCAATCTACCAGCACACTTCGCCTTATCCGACCTTAACGTTTAATGGAACGGTCAAAATTCATGGCACGAACGCCGCTATTGTCAGGTATAAAGACGGCACGACCAAGTTCCAATCCCGTGAACGCGAACTCGAATTAACGTCTGATAATATGGGATTCAAGTTGTTCATGTCAAATGTAGATTTAGATTTTCTATTTGCTGGAATTAAATTTAACGATCACATTGCAGTTTACGGTGAATGGTGCGGAAAAGGAATACAAAAAGGTGTTGCTGTTAGTGAATTACCTCGAATGTTTGTAATCTTTGGGTGGAAAATTGACGATGTTTGGGTCAACAATATTACCCGACATAACAATGAATATGGTATTTGGGATATTCGTCAATTCCCAACCTACCAAGTAACAGTTGATTTTAACAATCCCGAACTTTCGCAAAATGAAATTATTGATTTGACCATTGCGGTCGAAAATGAATGTCCAGTTGGTAAACAAATGGGTGTCTGTGGGGTTGGTGAAGGAATTGTATTTAGTACTGAATATAATGGACATCGTTATGTATTCAAATCGGTTGGTAAGAAACACTCTCCAAGCAACCGCACAACACTTGCATCCGTCGATGTTGATGAATTAAACAGCATCAATGAATTTGTAACATATGCACTTACTGAAAATCGCCTTAATCAAGGAATTGATATTATGAAATCTAACGATATTGTTGTATCTGAAAAGACAACTGGAGCATTTCTTAAATGGGTCGCTGATGATATTATTAAAGAAGAAACGGATACAATTGTTCAAAACGGGTTGGATGTGAAAAAGATTATGAAAGCCGTATCCAATAAAGCACGTGTTTGGTATTTTGAATGGTTAAACAAAAATGTCTAATTTATGTTAACAACTTGTTAATAGCCTTGTTTTTTGGTAAGAGATACCATAACTTATATACATGTATAAATACAGAAAATATATTTTAATTTCAGCAATTTTCATTTCGATTATTGCTGAATTTATTTCCATTTTTGGTTTAACTAAACTGTTGGGTGGGAGTGATTATAAGATTATTATAATTTTAATGGGGGTTGGGTTTGCAATTGGTAAGTTGTTAATTGCAACGGTATTGAAAACCGAATATGAAGCCTTGAATAAAAATCTAAGGAATTACTTAATCGGTTCATTGATAATTTTGTCTGTATTGACATCTTTAGGTATTTACGGCTTATTATCCGATGGATATTCAATAACTAAATCTAAGGACAATTACGTGCAAACTAAGGTATCTTTAATAAAAACAAAGAAACAATTATTTGACACAACCAAACAGGAATTACAAACCCAACTTGTTTCAGTCAATTCATCAATTGAAAAACTTAGGTCAGCACTTTCAACGGACAACCAAACACAGCAGGTCGTTAACGGAAAAGTTATTACAAATATTATAAGTTCTAATAAGACTGGAGTTCAAAATCAACTTGATAAAGCATTGTTAGATAAAACTTCATTGGAACAAAAGATATTAAATGTTAATGATAGTATCGGTTCATTTACTTTAAAAATGATTGAAACTGAATATTCAAGTACGGCAACATCTGAACTTGGGCCACTGAAATTTATTTCTACCGTTTCGGGTATCAATATGGATTCGGTTGTAAATTATTTTTTATTACTGATAATATTGATATTTGATCCAGTTGCATTGTGTTTGTTGTGGGTTTATTTTTCGATCCAACCACCCAAAGAAACAAAAACCGAAGAACCACCAGTTGTTATTGAAGAACAAACAGAACCAGTCAAAAAACCACGTGCTGTTAATAAAAAACTAGGTCGTCCACGCAAAAGTAAAGTTAATGAAATGATTGATTCTGTCATTAACCCTCCCCCACCATCGGAAGAAGATAAAAAAAAACTTTAGTCGAAACGCCCCAACAATTAACCAGTAGCCAATTACGAAATATGTCACGTGAACAGCGTGTTAAGTGGTACAAAAACAATTCTTTATGATAAACATTTACGATGAACCATCATCAACAACCAGTACACAAGTATTAATTGATATTGATCTTGCAAAAAAATTAACATCGTTGCAATTAATCGCAACGGTTCGTGACAAAATGGAAACTGTCGCGGAAAACCAATCGGTTATTTTATTCATGGTTGGTGATACTGATTTGGAACAAGATTATAGTGATTTTATCACATATCTAAAAAACAAATTTTTAATAAATGAAAATTGTCAAATTTATTATCGTGGACATTTTCACTTAGAATTTTTAAATTTACTTGAACATAAATCAGTATTTTTATCATCTACTATTAGAATTGTGTATGATGCCCAAAAACTACATCGGATTTTATCAGTTGTTAAAGAAATGAATGATCGTTTGTTAAATAAATTTATCGAAAGGTTTATTTCAACATATCATCGTTATGGTTTGGCATATTTACCGATAACAGAATTAAATATGTTGAATATAGAATATGAAACGTTTTAGAGTTTATTTACGACGACTTTTAAAAAATAAAATTGAATTATATCTATTAACTGGAATTATAATTTCAATTATCGTAACAATTATTTATTTATCATTAATTTTTTACATCTTATGCACACATTATCATTAAATGATGTTGTTCAAATTCAGGATACAATCGCTGATATTGAATACATTGGGTTGTTGGGTTACGTTTCCCAAATAACAACTAGCACCGTTACTGTAAGTTTTTACACCGCCCAAGAAAAAGGTGAAAATGCTTATGTAACTTCACAAGATTTTTTAATTTCACAGGTGCATTTTGTAGGTGTACCTAAGTTATTGCCTAATTAATAATATGAACAAAATATCACTTTTAACAGTTGTATTAATACTATCAAATTGTCATTCATCCCCCCAACCAGTCCCAATTCAAGATCATGGAACACATCAAATCGTTACACAACCGGGTGGGAGTCAAGTTGTCGTCGTTAAAGACCATTCGGGTGCGGAATTTTTCATGGAACTAATGATGTTCCAATCGTTAATGAACATGGCTGGTGGAATGAATAATGTTTACAATTATCGCAACCAACATTATAACGACAATGATTGGAATGATCGTCAACGAAATTACCGAACAACGACAAATACAGTTGTAAATAATTATTATGGTACGAAGTCCGATGTTAATCAACCAATTTCAGATCGTATAAAATACAACCAAAGTAGGAACACAAACAAACCTTCCAACGGGTTTAATAATGTAAAAACTGCTCCTATTCAAACGAATACACCAAAACCGACTTATAATCAAAGTAAAGGGTTTACTACATCAAAAACTAATTACACACCATCCAAACCATCAAGTGGATTTGGTTCAACATCTACCCGATCAAATGGGTTTGGTGGATAAAAATAAATTTAAGAAATGCTATCTGTAAAAGAAATAAACAACAATTATAAAAAATTCAGGGATAACATAAACAAATTGTTTCCTGATCGAATAGTCAATCTAAACAATATGTATGACTATTTTGAAGACCGTATTGTAACATTACCAGCCAGTGGAAATGAACATTACCATAATGCGTTTACAGGCGGATATGTTGACCATGTTTTGAGGGTAGCGGAATTTGCGGAAATTGAATACGAACATTGGAAATCACGTGGATTAAAAATAGATAACTTTACATTGAATGAGTTACTATTCGCAGCATATCACCACGATCTTGGGAAGGTTGGTATGACTGGTGAATATAATCCATATCAACTAAATCCATCTAAATGGCATAGGGATAATTTGGGTAAACTTTATACATATGATCCCAACCAACCATTCATGCTGATTCCCGATTTAAGTTTATTTACCTTGCAAGAATATCAAGTACCAGTTTCATGGAGTGAATATTTAGCAATCCGAACACATGATGGTATTTATGATAAAGCAAATGAAGCGTATTATTTTGGTAGTCAACTTGACACACGTGCGAGGACAAACATAAATCAAATTTTACATAACGCTGATTTTGCAGCATCCCGATTTGAATTTGAAAGGTGGGTACAAGCATCCAAACCAGCATTCAAATTTTATCAACCAAACTATAAAGCCCCAATTGCACAAACACCAACCGACCCATTTGGTGATATTTTCAAGGATTTCGACAAATGATCTACATTGTAACCTGTTTATTAATTATTAGTTTATATATAAACTATAATTTGTATAGTAAAATTACACCATTGGAAAACGCAATTTCTAAAGGTCTGATTTTAGAAGAAGAATTTTTAAAATATTACGATGCGATATTATATCTACTCGTATCTGCCAAAACTGAAATGGATAAAATTGACGGTAAAGGAACGTTTTCATCTGATGATGATGTGGGTTTTGCGTTTAAAGTAATTCAGACTGCAATAAATAATTTAGTATTAAAAATGAAACAGTTGGGTGGAAAGACCAATGACGAAGAATGATATGTATTTTGGAAAACCAGTGGAAAACGCTATAATTGAATACAATGGGTTGGAAGATTCGGTGTACAAGGATAAACTATATTTGAAAACAATCTACCCTGCCTTGAATAAATTAGTAGAAAATATTATTCATAATCGTAAATTATATGAATATGGTGATGATAATTATACTAATACAAAGTTGGATTGTGTATGTTACCTGACCAACCGATTATCTAAATACACAAAGGATAAAGGTAAAGCATTTTCGTACTACAATCGAATTGCTATTAATTTTCTAATACAAAATAAAAAGAAAATTGAAACCAAGAAATTTCAAAAAGTCAAATTAACCGAAATTGATGAACGTAGAAATTTATTATCCGAATCGGTGCGTGATGAATACACAACCGAGTTAGATGAATTTTGCAGAAAATGGGCGGAGTGGGGCATTGAAAATATTGAAATTTTATTTACTAAAAAACGGGATCAACGAATTGCGGAAGCCATTTTCAATTTATTTAAAAATTCACATCTGATTGATAACTATAATAAAAAAGCATTGTATATTCAGATTCGTGAGCAAGTAGATGTTAAAACCCAATATATCACACTAATTATAAATAAGTTAAGATTTCTGCATAGTGAAATGTATATTGAATTTAAAAATTCAGATACGCGAAAATGGAAATATTTTTTAATAAGTGAGGACTAGAAATGAAAAAAGTTGGCAATCCAATTGACCTACAAGCCCTGTTAGGTGAAATTTATATAAATTCAGTTAGTCGCAAAGAAAAACTGGATGCGTTATTGAAAACAACTACCGATTTTGTCACGGATATAAGTGCGGCTGTGAACTTATTACCCGAAATAACGAAGTTACAACAGGTAGCAATCAACAATGATGATGCGTTAGTAAAATTGGCCGCTTTGGTTGTAAAATCAACGGCTAAAAAATCTGATAATGAAGACAGTATGTTTGAATTGTCGAATGATGAATTTAAACAACTAATGTCTAAAGCCAAACAAGTAGTAGAAAATCATGCACCAAGTGAAAGTAAATAATGTTTGCAGTTGAAGTAGTAGATAACACAAAAGCCTTTAAATCGGGTCAAAAAGACAACGACGGCAATCCGTTACCGTTGGGTTCTATTGAAGTAAAACTTGGTAGTTTTCAATCCAACCTCGGACAAATTAGGTCGGTATTTGCAAGACCTTTACATTATAACAAACGAGTCCCGTTAATCGGTGAACTCGTTTTAGTCGTTTCAGCACCGTCCAACGATTGGTCAAACAGTAATACAAAAAATATTGGATATTATTATTTATGTCCTATTAATTCAACCGATGACTTAACGTTCCACGTATTTCCAAATTTGTTCAAGCGTTCAAATAATACGGGTGCGGGTAACAGTGGTCAAAGGGATTATGATAAAGAAAAATGGACAAAAACATTCACCGATCCGAAACGTGTTTTTCCATTACAGCCGTTTGAAGGTGATGATATTTTTGAAGGGAGAACGGGTCAAAGTATCAGATTCACATCTACCATAATGGGTAATGATTCTATTTATGAAAAGAAAGCATCATGGAAAGGGACGACTAAAAACGACCCATTAATGATTTTACGGATAAATAAATCTACCAATGGTGCTGTACAAGTCCCAACAGGAAACCAAAGTACAAACAAATATGAAGTAGAAGATATTGAAACGGACGAATCAAGTATTTATTTAACGTCAACCCAAAAATTACCTAAACTCAAGGGTGGATTTGATAAAAATTTAACCGTTAAACAAATAGGAACATTTTCTAACACATCACAGATAGTTATAAACAGTGGTCGTGTTGTAATCAATGCTTTAAAAGAAAAACTTTTGTTGGTTGGGAAAGAGCAAGTTATTGTCACGGGAAAAGAAGTAATATTACAGTCAGATAAATATAAAGTGAACTTGGATGATTTGATAGATTATATTAAGGCACATGTTGATTTTTTCGCCGAATTTTGTTCCGGTCAGTCCCCCGCATCTTCTGCCGCAGGCCCAACTGGCCCAACCACCCACGTTGCACAAGTAACAAAACTAAAAACAGCCGATTTCCAAAAATTTAAATTACCTTAAAATGACAAGTGAAAAAATAAAAAGGTTGGTGGAGTTAATGGTCGCTAAAGAAGTGAAGCGTTTAATTCCACAAATTATAAGTGAACTGAAAAATTCATCGGGTCAAACACTTAATGAAACACCTGAACGGGCATTTCTTAGGCAGGTTCGTTCTAATAAAAAACCAGTACAAAAAACATATTCATCTAATCCAATGTTAAATGAATTGTTGTCATCTACCCAAATACCACGTGAAGATGATGTTATGTTTGATTTTGTTCCCGATAAACAAACAAATAAACCGTTGTCAAATCAACAAATGATTTCAACGTTTTCAGGAAATCCCGAAGCATCGGTAAATCTTGCAAACGAAAATGTACAAAAAACATTGGATATTTTAAACAAAGATTATTCATCAGTGGTTAAAAAAATGAATAATTCACCACGCCCCCAAGTACAACTTTCACAGGAAGAAGATTTATCTTGGTTAAATGATATTGGATAATTGAATGATAAAACGATACCCTAACGACAACAACCAAACTATCGGAATCCGCCTACCGAGTAATGGAAATCCCGGCAGGTCGTTTTTCAATACATCACAAACGACGGAAGAACAAGCAATATCAAATTATATAAATTTATTATTAACGCGTCGTGGTGAACGATATTATTTATATAATTTTGGAATAGGCATTCAAGAATTTTTATTTGAGCCTAATTCCGATAAAGTACGAAACGACATTGAATTTGCAATAAGATCACAATGTGATTATTGGTTGCCATATATAATTAATCATAAGATTGATGTTCGTCAACGTGCCAACCTCCCCGGTCTTAATTCCGATCCTGAACAAGCAATACAAATCGTAATTACATTTAGCGTTGGAAATAGTAATGCAAATAAAACAATAACCATCTTTCAGCGTCAAGGTCAAGTGACCGCAAATGTCGAGTAACTAAATGCCAAATATAGATAAATTTAATCGAGCAATTCAATATAATAATTTAGATTTTGCGGAAGCACGTAAAGCCTTATTTAACTATGCCAAAAACTATTTTCCAAACCAACTGGTAGATGGAAATGAAACCGATCCAGCCACAATGATGATTGAAATGTCGGCAGCGGTAAGTGATTGGTTAAGTTATGGTTCAAATATTAGTTTGCAGGAAAGTTTATTATATACGGCTGATGAAAGAATAAATTTATATAACATTGGTCAGGCACATGGTTACAAGCCAAAAACAATTACTCCAGCCAGTGTAGAATTAGACGTATTTCAACTTATTCCGTCGATTGGTGACGGTGTGAACACCAAGCCCGATTTTAGATATGCGTTATATTTAAACGCCAATATGGTAGTGGAAACGGACGAAATGAACAGCGTTCGATTTAGGACAATAGATTCAATAGATTTTCGTTTTAGTTCATCGTATGATCCAACCACGGTAACGGTTTATTCTGTAACAAATGATGGTGTAATTGAATATTATTTATTAAAGAAAAAAGTAAAGGCTGTTAGTGGTGAATTATTTACAGAAACATTTGATTTCACCGAACCAAAACCTTATGACAAGATTGTTATACGCAATGAAAATGTAACTGAAATTGTTGATATTTACGACAATGATAATAATAAATGGTACGAAGTAAATTATTTGTCACAAGATACTATTCCATTATCAATTCGTAATACCGACACGTCACAACAAACACCCTTTGTTTTGTGTTATAAGCAAACGGAATTTCGTTATGTTACACGACTTAGAAAAGATAACTATACGGAAATTCAATTTGGTGCTGGTTTAAGTTCCGAATCCGACGAAGAAATTATTCCAAACCCGATGAATGTTGGTTTAGGTTTAAATTATTTTGAACGAACTGTAAACCTTTCCATTGATCCATCCAATTTTTTATTTACAAAAACATACGGTACAGCACCAACCAATACAACATTAACCGTTCGATATTCAATTGCTAATGGATTGACTGACAATGTATTACCAAATACAATTACTAAAATTGTTCAATCTGATATTACAAATCCAGCCGATTCAACCGATTCCGTTGTATTGGAAACAATAAAAAATTCATTGGCTGTAAATAATCCATTACCTGCATGGGGTGGACAAAATAGAAAAGATGTTGATGTTATCCGTCAGGAGGCAATGGCTAACTTCGCCGCACAAAATCGAAATGTGACACGTGATGATTATATTTTACGTGTTTATTCTATGCCGTCCAAATATGGTGCGGTTGCTAAAGTATTTGTTGAACAAGATACGCAAATTGGAAATTGGTTGGGGGATCGTGTTCCAAATCCATACGCATTAAATTTATATGTGCTTGCTTATGATAAAAATAAAAACTTTGTAGAATGTAATGATATTATGAAAAATAATATTATACAATTTCTATCGCAATATCGAATGTTGACTGATGCGATTAACATCAAAAATCCTTATATAATAAATATTTCAATTGACGTTGAAATAATGTCACGTCCAAATACCAACTCAAATGAAGTTATTTTAAGATGTTTGGATCGGTTGGTAGAAATGTTTAAACCCGAAAATATGGGAATAAATGAGCCTATTATTATATCTAAAATTCGTACAGAACTTGATCGGGTGGAAGGTGTTGAAACTGTTATGTCGATAAACTTTGGAAATTTAGTTGATACAAGTCAAGGTTATTCGCCGAACGTTTATCCAATTGAAAACGCGATTGTTAATGGTGTGATTTTCCCATCAGTGTCACCGAGCATTTTTGAAATTAAATATTTAAAAAAAGATATTCGTGTTAGAATTGCACAGAATTAACCAGTTATTTTTAAAAATATATGTATAAAGCCTTATTTCCTTCATCCAACCACACAATTTACGAATTATATCCTGACCAAAATACGTCAGTAGATGAGATATTGGAATTATGGCCAATAAAAGAAGGTACAAGTGACATTGTAGATGGTACATTTAATTCGCGAATTTTAATTAAATTTGATATATCAACTATTCAATCTTTAATTGGGCAAAATACTTTTCAATCGTTTTTGTCGTTAAGAGCAACGGATGTCAATAATAGTCCAACCCAATATAGTTTATTTGCATATCCTTTAAGTGGGTCTGTTACAACGGGAACTGGATTTTTCAATTCTAATCCACCATTTACATCGGGCGTTTCTTGGAACTATAAAACATCTAAATTGGTTGGAACACGTTGGTTAACAGGGAGTTACAATGCAAATACAACTGGTTCATTAACGGGTGGTGGAAATTGGTACACAAATGTAGTTGCCAGCCAATCCTTTGACAACGATCCACCCGATGTTAGAATGGATGTTACTAATATTTTACATACTTGGTTGTCGGGTTCAATTCCGAACGATGGATTTATTTTAAAATATAAAGATTCAGACGAAACAAGTTTAGAAACATTAGGAAAATTACAATTTTTTAGTAGATATTCGCATACAATTTATATTCCAAGACTTGAAATTTTTTGGAATGATTCTAGTTTGGTTGGTACGGGTTCATTTACCGAAACGTCGTCCGATGATACTGTTTTATATTTTAAAAATTTAAAAGATATTTACGGACAAAATGAAGTTGCGGTGTTACGCATGGCAACCCGCCAGTTTTATCCAACACAAACATATTCAACATCATCAAATTATTTAATTGAAAAACGTTTACCTGTAAATAGTTTTTATCAAATACAAGATGTTGTTACGTCCGATGTAATTATTCCGTTTAATGAATTGGGAACACGTGTTAATTGCGATCTAAATGGAAACTTTGTTAGGTTGGATTGTTCATCACTGATGCCTGAACGATATTATAAAATTGTAGTCAAGGCTATTTATAATGACGGTTCGGTATTATTTTTCGACAATAAACACGAATTTAGGATTACTAAATATTAAATATTATATTACTGTAATAGATTCCAACCCAACCTTAAAATAAATTAAAAATTATTAACCTATTAAATCGCAGATTTAATTAACAAAATAAAATAGAATATTTTATATATGAAACTAAAACACATTTTACAAGAAGTATTAACCGAGGGCGTTTACGATCCGGGAATTTTCAAAGCCATTTTTATCGCTGGAGGCCCCGGGTCGGGTAAAGGATACGTGGTAAATAAATTATTCGGTCTGAATAGTTTAAATAAATTTTCAAGTCAAGGTATAAAATTAATAAATTCCGATATTGCTTTTGAAAAATTTTTAAAGACCAACAATATCAAAACATCTGAATTAGATTCTATATTCCAAACTGACAGGGATACCTACGACAAAGTGATTAATCCGGGTCGGGAGGGTGCGAAGAAAACCACTGATTATATGCAAAATAAATTTACCGAAAACCGTCTTGGAATTTTGATTGATGGTACTGGTAAAAATGCCGATAAAATCAACGCACAAAAAAAGATATTAGAAGATATTGGTTATGATTGTTATTTAATATTTGTAAATACATCACTGGAAATTGCTAAACAACGTAATTTAAAACGTGACCGAGTTGTTCCCGAACCAGTGGTAGTAAAATCGTGGCAGGAAGTTCAAAATAATTTGGGTAAATTCCAGTCAATGTTTAGCAATAAAATGACTATTGTCGATAACAATGACAGTACGCCTATTGATGCAAATGTACATAAAACTATTAATAAATTTTTAACTTCACCACCCCAAAATCCAATTGCATTACAGTGGATTTCAAGAGAATTGAAAAATAAAAATCGTGCAAGTAACAATAAATAATATTCAATATGTTGATAATATTTCATCTACCGCCAAACTGATTTCAATACCAGTGGAAGGGCAGACGTATGACTATATTCCACAAAATGTTATTGATGAACAAAACTATACTTTGTCGTTTAGAAATAGTGCGAATGTTTATATCGTACCAACCACCCAACCCAATTTATATATAAACTTTATTGGTAGAAAAACAATTGTTACCGATTCTGATATAAACACATTTTTAGATACAAATTTTTCATATTTTATCAAACCCGAACCGATAATTGAAGATTTGTTTACATTACCCGATGGTCAAATATTTAGATGTGTTACTGAAAATTCCGTACCATTACCAAAGGAACAATATGTTTATTATGTAATGGTGGATGGAATTGCAAAAGAAATACCTAATTATAAAACGTTGGAAGTTTTGTTGGAAGAACGAAATCAAACATTATTATCGGTGCGTGTTTTGACCGAGGCACAATGTATGGATATTCCTAAAAATGGAATGATACCTGATAAATCGGGGGTTTGGACAGTTGCTATGTCAGATCAAACAACCAACCAAATTTTAACACAAATCAATCAAAATGTTCAATCAGGTGCGGCAATAGCATCAACCGCCAGTACAAATGCGGCCACCCAAGTAGCGGCTGTTAAAGCCCAAGCCGAACAATCTAAAGCAGAAGCCAATGCAGCCCAAGCGGTTGCGGCAGCGGCTAAAGCAGCAAGTGAGGCAGCAATAGCGGAAGCAAATGCCGCTAAAGCCCAAGCAGAATTAGCGATACAAAATAATACTAAAAAAGATTAAAAAAAAGTTGCACAGTAATAATAAAGGTCGTATCTTTGTTGCATCAAATTTCACATTTGATTTCTTGAAGGAAATGAAGTTCATTTACCACACGTACTTTTTAAATTATCTAAAATATTATGAAACTTAGAACAATATTAACCGAAATCACAGTAGATCAAGCATTAAAATTATTTAATATTGACATTTCCGATGTTTCCGATGCAACCAAACTGAAAGCCGCTTTTAGAACAGCATCAATGAAAGCACATCCTGACAAAGGCGGTTCTGATGCACAATTCAACGATGTTCAAGATGCGTATGAATTACTTCAAAAACAAGGTAAAAATGTATCTGCTCAAATAGATTATAAAGCACGTGAAGATAAATACGAAACAACTGGTAACAATATATTAGATAAAATTTCCAAAGAATTTGATACCAATGCCTACAAAGAACATTTAAAAAATATTTATAATACTGATTTTACCTATAAACTTTTAAGTTCTAAACTTGGTTGGGGAAAATATACGGCAGTCGTAGTCATGGAATTTGCAGATGATACTCGTGATATTATTTTTAATATTTCGATGAGTGTGGATATTACAAATGTTTTATATAATTCAGGTGGGTTGGGTGATGGAATGACTAATATAAGTTATCCATTAGGAATATCTACAAGTGTATTATTTAAAGGTAAAAAGGTTAAAATCGCAGTTCGTGAATATTCACAAACACGAAACCACGATGTTTTCCAAAATCCCGAATTAGTACTGCCTAAAGCGACATTATTAAAATTTGAAACAAAATCATCTACGAAAAAATTTAGTAAAGCAGATATGTTTCAAATATTGACAAAAAAATATGGTATGGGTGTTGAAGGAAATGTCGCATTTAAAAGATTTGAACAATTTAAACCTGACCGTGTAAGTTTACAATTCACTCGTGGAACATTTATGAAAATGCCTTATTGGTCATTTACTTTATTTACTAATGGAAAATCTGATAGATTACCATATAAAACTTATGAAGAAAATGCCCAAACCGCCGAGTTGTTTGGAAAAATAACCACATTTACTAAAACTGCAAATAGTGTAGATGAAATAACTGAATACATTAAAAAATTAATTTAAAAATTGTCAATACAACGTTTTATAAATTCCGAAACAATCTTAACTTTGAATGGTGGGCGGTATGGCCAACTTTTCTTAGATTCCGATTTGAATGTATTGAATGATTTTATATTAATTCCACACGACCCAAATATTGTTAAGGATCAAATATCGGAATTACATATATTTTCATTTTACGGAGATTATATAACGGGTAATCATAATGCGTCTTATACAGCATTTGAACCGAATACAAATAGTCTTTTATTAAATGTTGGTAAAACTTTTAAAGAAGCAAATATACAAAATGGTTCGTATGTAATTGTAAGTAATTTATTTAAACCTTTATTTGGTTCATTTGGTGAAGAGTCAGTTTTTATAAAAGAAATTTCATCGGATCGAACTGAAATCAAATTTGTCGTTGCTGAAAGATACATTTCACAACTTAATGAATTTAGAAAGCAACTTGAAACATTTTCAAAAACAGACATTTTAAATAATGTCGTTGTCAATTTTGGGTTCAATCGAATACAAAAAATAATCAATTATTGGTTCGATGAAGATGGAAAGACAATTTATGTAAAATTGTACCAACCAATCTTTGATGAAATTGACGTACTTAATAAGGCATATTTTGTATTTGAATGTATTGACCCTTATGTTGATACCATTACGTTTTCTTCGCCTGTGGTGGGTGGAAATACGACGGTTATTCCCGGCCCTAATTACTATCTCGATACGTCCAAATATACTGGAGAAAGTACAATTTTCAAAAGTTGGGACGACATGCTGGACAGCAACCTCCCAACCACCCAACAAATAATTGAACAAAGTTTATCAAGTTCAAATTTAGTACGATTAAATATTGACTATACCGATTTTAATAATTTTGTTTTTTATTCGTCTGCCAAAGAACGAGTTGAAAATTTTTATTATAAGATTGGAAAAATTGAAGAATATAATTCAAGCATTAAGATTTTAAACGAATCTACTGCAAGTAATACAACGTATATATCGGGTGCTAAATCCATCAATCAAAAGCGTATCGACCAAATTGTTACGACATTTGATCCGTTTGAAAAATGGCTTTATTATGCACCAACCGCGTCCATTTTTACGCATGATGTAACTGGAAGTATTACACCATTCCCAAAGCAAATAATTGCGAATAAAACCGTTAGTTATAATTTAACATCATCTATTGTAACACAATGGTATGACAGTGTTAAATCCGTTGCACAAACCTACGATCAAACAAATATGAATCGTTTGTATTGGGCAATTCCCGAACATATAATAATGGATGAGGGTAACAGTAATTTGATTTTATTTGCCGATATGATTGGTCAACATTATGACACAATTTATTCGTATATAAAAGCCTTACCACAAATCCATGAACGTGATGAACATCCTGAACGTGGTTTTAGTAATGATCTTGCTTTTTATATTGCTAAATCGTTTGGGTGGGATTTACAAAATACACGACAATTATCCGATTTATGGAAATATAAATTAGGCACTGAAAAAGACGGAACATTAATTCAGTCAGGATCGTTAGTAAATTACACGCACGAAGGACAAACGCATCAAATATGGCGAAGGATTATTAACAATTTACCGCACCTTTATAAAACTAAAGGAACAATGCGTTCTGTTAAATCCTTAATGTCGATTTATGGAATACCACAAACATTAATTTCAATTAAGGAATATGGTGGGCCGAGTGCCGATCCAACCCTAATAGATGACCGATATTATTTTAAATCTAATTTCACGGGATCAAACTGGATTGAATTACCACGTCGAACGGTAACTTCTTCATTGGGGACTGTGCAAGTTCCTGAAAGTATTGATTTTAGATTTTCCACGACATATTCATCATCGTTGTCAATGTCAATTTGGGCAATTGAAGGTGTTGATCGAACTGTTTTAAATTCCAATTTATCGTTACACCATTTTGGAAATAAATATTCAGGTTCTTATGAATATGGCTACTTAAAATTTAATTTAAAAGATAATAATTCAAACTCGATTACAGTATCCAGTTCATTATTACCAATTTATAATAATGATTTTTGGAATGTTTCGATTGTAAATAAAAATGTCAGTGAAAACTTTACATTTTATGATAATGATACGGATTTAGGTGTTTCAGGTTCAAGATATTATTTATCAAGTGTCAATGATTATGGTTATAGTCAGGGCGTTGTTAAATCATCCGATGTTCCAACCAACCACTATTCAACTGATGCGAGTGCTTCATTGGCAGGGCAGCCATTTACACAAAGTTATTTTGTAAGTCCGTCCAACCCATACGGTTTAGCACCTTATATTTCTAAATTTATTTCAGGGTCAGTAACAACTTATGATTCGTATTTTAGTGCATCTTTGGGTGGAGTTCAAATTGGACAAACTTTTGCAGTAGCACCAACCAACCAGTGGGGTTTACCAAGAGACGTTGAAATATTATTATTACCTACTATTGATTTAGAAATAACGGTTCAATCTTCTAAGGATTGTTCGCATGGAAAAATATCACATTCCGATAAATTTAATTGGATTTCGTCAATTGGAATAACCGATACATGGGAAACTGGAAGTATATTGTTGGGTGGTACAACTGGTAGTAATTCTAACAGGTTTGTAGGAAATATAACATCATATAAAGAATATTTTGAATCATTAAGTGATGCAACATTAATTAGTCATACAAGAAATCCAGCGGCGTATAATGGTAATTCACCAACCTCGTCGTATTATACTTTATATAGATATTTTCCACTTGGTACAGATAACCAAAGGTGGGATCATAGCGTTTATGTCAATGTTTCATCTTCGCACCCAAACCGTCAAGTTTCACAATATACAACTGCATCGTTTAAGAATTGGACATTTGGTGATGAAAAGACACAATATGTTTCAACTAATGAAACATTTTATATTGACACTCCAACGGTGGGTGGTAATACATTACGTTCCAATAAAGTACGTTTAGATGAAAGTAAATTAATACGTGATTTAAATCCAAAACAACGATCTGATATATCTAAAAATGATACTTTCGCATTTGATACTAATAGGTTGGCAATTGTTTTTAGTCCAACCGACCAGTTAAATAATGATATTTATAATCATTCGGGTTTTACGGAATTAGACGATTATATTGCCGATCCACAATACGAATTTGAAGAAGGTTACACGGAATTAAATAGATTTTCAAATAAATATTTTCAGAAATATCAACAAAACTATAATGTAAATAAATTTATTAAATTATTTAGCATTTTTGATTTTACGTTTTTTGACCAACTGAAACAATTAGTACCGGGTAGGGCGGATTACATTGGTGGTATTCTTATCGAAGATGATGTATTACATATTAATAAAGTACGTGTTACAAAACGTCCCGAAATAACTAATCCCCAATACGAAACTGAATATAATTTAGATGTCTATTCATCAAGTGCTGAAAATTTAACTTTTGAAACAATTGCGTCCAGTTCAACGGAACTTGGTTTTAAATATAAATATTTCACCGCGTCTATTGATGAAAAAATAGATTTTACATATACTTATAAATACAATACAGCATCACTTGAAACCAATTTTGAAGTGGCTGGTGAATTACCAAATAATATTAATATAGAATTTGATACATTACCAACCCGCTTTTCAGGTTCACAGGAAATTACACAAAGTTATATTGACCATTATCCGTTAAATTGTTGTTATAAAAAAGTAATATATCATTATAGTTCAAGTGGTACATTTCAAACACAATATTTAAGGGATTGGTACACGGCTGTTAGTAAATCGTATGGTTGGCATTATTCACGTTCATTGGTTTGTACTGATTATCAGCATCTTGAATCATGTGCTACTGAAAACTATAAAAGATTTTATGGGACTAGGTTGGAAGGTGCTGGAATAAATATTGATTCACCAAATACGATTGATGGTGGCCCTGTTGTTAGTATTTTTGTGTCAAATCAAAGCAGTTTATATTATACAGACGACCCGTTGGGTGGTAATTTGAAAGTACAATAATAGTTATATTAAATTAAAAAGAATTTAAAATATGAAAAATAAAAAAGAATCATTAAAAGAAATTGTTAGGCGGGTAATTAAGGAAGAATCTGATATAGATAGATTGTCGAATAATAATAGCGATATTGACAATCGTTTGAAGAAATATATAAAAGATAAAGAACCTAATGTATCTTTCCGTCAATATAAAGATTCTTTTATGGACGATGCCGATCCAACCAATTCTAAATCCCCTCAAGATGCGTATTCAGCATATTTTAAAATCGTTAATGCGTTTTTAAAGAAACAAGGTTATTAATATAATATTTTATAAAACAAAAAACACAAACAGAAAATGGCATACATAGGAAACGGAGATTCCGGTATAGTTATCGACGCGATAGTTTAATGTCGCCCTACCAAGTAATTGATAGGTAAAAATTGGTCAAAAACGGTGAAAGGTGAGAATCCCAATACCGTGCTAAATAAGAAAATTAAAAAATTCTTATCAGTGTAACGCATAGAAACTGAAAACTTTTTTAAAAAGAATACAATGTTTCCACGAGTGACCGACAACCAAGTTTATGAAGTGGTTGAAAATATATGCTGAACTTACAAGAAAATGAATTGTAAGAACTGGTGGATAAAAAGCCGTCAGGATAACAATAAATGATTAACTCGCCTTGGTAGGCAAAAATTGGCCGAAGGTCGTGGTGATTTTAAAATCACGCAATTTGCATTGGCAGATGATGAAATTGATTATTCACTTTTTAACCCCGACCACCCAAACGGTTCGGCTTATTATGATATTGCAATTACTTCATTACCCATTACGGAAGCAGTTCCCGATGAAACGCAATCAATGAAATCCAAATTGGTTACATTACCGCGTAAAACAAACAGGATTCCACGTGTTAGCGTTCCACAAACATCGGTTACATTAAACCCCGGGCAAAGCCTTACAATTACGCCACAAACGATTAATTACACGTTAGGCAATACAACATTCGGTTATACATTTACTTTGGCAGATAGTGACGTATGTAGTATGTATGTAGGAGAAATCGCACCCGGTCAACAATACAGCGGTACTGGAGCAATCACTTCTTCACCACAAAGTCAATCCGAAATCGGTGCGAGTATGACATTGACGGGTAAAAGTGTTGTTATTACGGCTAATATGTTACAATTGGCAGCAAAATCAACAACATTGACAATCGAAGGTGTTGAAACTGGTGGTGCTGTTGTCGTAAATATCACGGTTAAAAAAGTAACTACTAATACAACTCCAAACGTTCCATTGACTGGAAACGCACCAATAAGTTTACCTTAATTATGAAGTTAGTACCAATATATAAAAAATTAATAATAGAATCAAAACTGTTAGCATCCGCCCCAACGGAAGAACGAATTATTAAATTAATTTCGCAATATTTTATGGGATCAACTATTTCATTAAAACCAACCGAAGTTGAAAATACATTTGATGTTTTTAATTCTAAAGGTAAAATTAATAGTGTTGTTGTTAAATTAGTTAAAGGTAAATATCGGTTTGAACAACAATAAAATAAAAAAATAATGAAATTAATGCAACTACTTGAATATGATTATGAATCTGATTCAAAATTAGTTTTAAAATCAAGAAATGCGTTTACAAAATTAAAAGAATACATAAAGAATGCGGCGGAAAATTCAAATAAATGGGAACGTTCGGATCGGTGGGGAGGTTTTATAATACCTTTTAGTAAAATAGACAATACATATAATAAATTAATAATTGTATTAGCAGATAAAAATATCGGTAATGCTGGATTTTCTAAATTAAAAACCTCTAATTATGATGGTGTAATTGTGTTGCCTATATTAATTGAACCATTTAATTTAATGTATGCAGATACTCGATTGAATAAAAATATGTTTGTACACGAATTTACACATTATTTAGATACTAAACGTTACAAATCGGATATTCGTTCTTCATCTGCCAAACAGTTAGATGCTGGAAATATTACAAAATATTTAAGTAGTCCCGCCGAATTTAATGCGTTTTTTATCGAAACACTTGAAAGTATTGAAAATATGTTTGAAGATAATTCACAATTGGCTAACAAATTTTTAGTAGATTTTAATTCATTTTTGACATTTTTTAAAACAATGTTTCCGCAAAAGTTATCTGATAAATTTGATGATATTTATAATAAAAAATTCAAAAAGCGGGTTTATAACACATATCAACAAATTAAAGAAAAATATAAAGGCATATAATGGCATTTACAAAGAAAAATACGTTCCAATCAGTAGATACTTCCAACGCTACCAAACTGGATACAAGTCAATTAAATAAATTAGAACAGGTTGGTTTGCAGGTAACGGCGGTGTCGTCTGATCCATCGGTTTTAGTAAACACAACCCCAACAATAAAAACGACTGAAACTGGTTTACAGATTCCCGGCTTCCAAGACGGTAAAGGTGATTTTTATGTCCTAAGTGATGGTGATGTTGTTCATAATGTGAAAGATACACCAACCACCCCAAATAATAATGAGGGCATTGGAGGTTCAACAATTAACCCCGTTTCACCAGTACTTCCATCCAATCCAGTAGCACCCGTTAATCCACCACCTCCCGCACCTAGTAATTTAGGATCGGGTAGAATTTATACAAAATTTGAAAATGGTGATATTGTACCAAATCAGCAAGAAACAGTAACACGTGCGTTATGGTCGGGAAATGTTGGAAACTTAACAACTTTCTTTACATCGTCTGCTCAAAATGCAACATCTAAAGAATATTATTATTCTGTTTATAATTCGGGTAGTGGTGACTGTGGAAGTGAACCACAATTTGCGGTTGCGTATGGACATAAATTAGGTTCGGGTTCAGCCGACCAAGGCGGTCAAATCAACGATACACCTTCAAGGGCAATTTACGGACAATATAAGCAACTTTGTTTAGACCCCGAACAGGAACGTTTCGTAATTGGTGGAACTGCAACTGATTCTATTTATGTTGTCAATGTCAATCGTGCAAGGATGCGTGAATTTGTTGACGAAGGTAATTTGGAATTAAATTTGCAACGGTTATCGGGTAGTCAATTTTTGGCTGGTGGTGGTTCACAAAACGCACACACTGGTTCAAATGTTAAAGTAAATCCATTACAAAGCGTAATTAGGTTGGTAGATGATAGTCGCGTTTCAAACGGAACGGTTACAACGGCTGGTGAAGTTTACAATTTAGTTTCGGGTTCTTTAGAAGATGGGATATATAATAGTTCAAGTCCACATTATTACGGTTTATTATACCGTAGGTTGGGTATTGTAGTTATTGATGGTAATGTACTGGATAGGTCGGGTTCGTTTTTGACGGTGACTGGTTCGGAAATTCCCGGTGATAATGCTTATAAACTATTCACAGCCATTAGCGGTGCGGCAAAATATACCGATGTTTCGGGTGACAGATTAGGTTTTGCTGGTCGAAGCGGCGAACGTGTAAAATCATCACACTATTTTGTACGTGTCAAAAACCAAGAATATAATTTTTCAAACAATCAAACATTTACAACGGGGTCGGAGGGTGATTTAGGTCAACCAACCATGATTGGCGATCCACAAGTTTTTATAACTTCGGTTGGGTTGTACAATGATAGTAAAGAATTGTTGGCAATTGCAAAGACAAATAAAGCAATTAAAAAGAATTTTAACAGCGAGTGTTTGCTAAAAATAAAATTGTTGTGGTAACTCATTGATAATCAATAAATTATAAAATATATGCCATTAACAATCCAAGGTGACTGGACAATATCGGTCATTATCAAAAATCCAAGTGCTTTACCGCAACGGTTTATTGTATCGAATGCAATAAGCGGTAATGGGACATTTGATGGATTTGTCGGTAATATAAAAACAGTTACGGGTAATACATGGCTGATAAATATTCAAGCAAATGAAGATTACGATCTAAACGGTCAATGGTTAAATTCTACTTTAAGGAAAACACCAACCCGCCAAGAAAATGGTTATTTTATTTTTGAAATTGAAAGTGAAGATTTAATTCAGGATAATTCGTATGACGATTTAGTATTACAATTTAAGCAATTAGCACCCGTTGTAGTTCCACCTGTTATTGTTGTGCCGCCCGTAATAATTACACCAACCACTCCAGTAAATCCACCACCCGTTGTTCCACCTGTTATTGTTCCCGTTGATTTAGGGTCAGGTAAAATATATACCAAATTTGAATCAGATGAAATTTTACCAATACGAAAAGTCCGATCAACGTATGGAATTTGGGGTAATACTGGAAATCTAACAACATATTTTACGGGATCAACTTATTACCAAATTTATAATAAAAAAATAACAGATTGTTCATCATCAAGAATGTTTGATATTGCCTATGGAAATAACACAGGCGGCGGAACACGTGATGAATATGGTTCTGATACATTCACTTTATCAAATGCAATTTATGGACAATATAAAGGACTTTGTGGTGAGTTACTATTACCAAATAAACAAATAACTCATTTTTATGCTGTAAATGTTAGACGGGATAGGATGGGTGATACTTTAGATGACCGATTAAATGAAATAAATATTCATAATTTATCAGGTTCACAATGGGGCGTTAATCAAACACATACTGGATCAAATGTTAAATTAGGTACAACTGGTCAAATATTACGAATTGTTGATTATGGTAATTATTTAGTTTCAGGTTCTTTAGAAGATGGTATTTTTTTAGAAGATAATAGTCCATTTTATTACGGTTTATTTTATCCAAAATTAGGTGTTTATATTTTAGATGCCGATGCTTTGGATTTAAATGCGTCGTTTTTAACCGTGACAGGTAGTGATATTAACGGTCAAAATGAAATGAAATTATTTACGGCAATGTCGGGTGCAGCACAATTTACGGATGGAAGTGGTGATATATTAGGATTCAAAAGTCGTAAAGTCGGCTACGAACATCAAAATACATTTATAATTCGTGTGAAAAACTTTGATTATAATTTCAGTAATAATTCTACATTTTGGTCAGGGTCGGAAGGATACTTAATTCCCGATATGGCAAATGGAAATCCACAAACATTTCCCACCACAGTAGGCTTATACAATGATGCTTATGAACTTATGGGGGTTGGTAAGATAAACTACCCCAAAGTAAAAAACTATACAACCGAAGCCTTATATGAGGTTAATTTAAAATGGAAATAAAATGATTAAAAATAAATCCTTACAAGAAATCGTTAGGCGGGTACTAAATGAAGAAAAAATTAGTACAAAGTCACAACAAATAATCAATAATGTAATATCATATATAAAACAGCAAACAGGACTTGATTTAGAAATTGATGATTCAACTGGTTTGAAAAAACAACGTGGATATAATTATTTCAATATTCTTTTAAATACTCAAGTAAGCGAATCATCTGAATATGATAAACTTGAACAATTTGCAAATAAATATAAATTAATAAAAATTCAGCCTAATGGTTATAAACGAGTGGCGATCTTTTTTAATAACGATTTATTGGATAAAATAAAATGATAAACATTCCTTTAGAAATTGGTGATATTATACTGGCTGGTCGGTTCAAAAATAAAAAAATTACCGTTAATGAAATATCATTTGACGAATATGGGAATCCATGTGTCAATGGTCGTTCTATTTTAAAAATCCGTATTCCTAAATTATATAAAAATCTAAACGAAATGGCATTAAAAGTAAAAATTAAAAAAGATAAAGATAAATATAATATTTATGCGTGTACGGTTGACGGCGATGAAAAAACACCATTAAATATTTCACCATTTGATTCGGAAGAAATTGCCATAACAACTGCCATTATCAAAGGATATGATTTGGGTGACAAAATGCCTAAACCTAAAAAAACAAATCCAATAAAAAATCAAGAAGTTCCACGTGTCAAACACGACAAACCTAAAGAAATGGATTTGGGAAAGGAACGTGAAATTAAATTGGAAAATTTAGTTCGTAGGATTTATAACGAATTGACCATCAATGAACAATATACCGAAACCGATTTAAAGTTTGTTAATGGTAAAGCATCCATTAAAAAAAATGGAAAAGAAATTGCAATAGTTATCCATCGTCCAGTTTATTATAAAAAACAAAAAGTTGCAAATAATACCACAAAAGATTATGCTGTAAAATCTACAAAAGGTTTTCAAGAATGCACTGATGTAAAAGAAGTTTTGGATTTTTTAAATAAAAATTATAAAATTTCCGAATCTTTAATTTCTGAATTAGACATTACCGACCCAACCTTAGTTGCGGAATTGGAAAAAATGGCAGATTTGGCAGAGAAAATGGATAGGATGGCAGCGGAAATGGCAGCACTTACCAAGCAATTTAAACCATTGGATGAAAAATTTACCGCTATGATTGACGCTATTGATGAAAATAAAGAACGTGTTTTAAGAACTAAAAACGTGTTGGTGACTATAAAGAAAAAAGGTTACGAAGCAAAAAGTCCGAAATATAAAGAAATTTTTGAATTATTGTACGGTAAAGTAAATGGTAAAATAAAAAAAATAGCAGATGAATTATTGACGGCAAACACAACAATAAAAAAAGTTTCATCATCTATTGCGACCCAAAAGTTAAATTCTGAAAGTAAATTGAATGAAGGAATGTTGTCTAATTTGTGGAATAAAGTAAAAAATTATATCACATCTTTCACGTCAAAAATAAAACAGCAAGGTCAGTCGGTAGATGCTGATTTGGAAAAATTAGAAAAATTAAGTTTAAAATAAAATGGCGATCCCCCGAATATTACACCCAATGCTGCCTCAAGATTCTACACTAACAACGTTTCGTGTACATAAGCGGTATGGATTAAGTGGGGCAACATTAACAGATACATCATCGGGCTATATAATTTGGAACGCTGTACATTCCAATAAACCAACCCCCATAGGTTCACAAAAAGCCGCTAATGATCCTACCAACAGTTTTGATGGTTCGTATCAGCACATCATTTGGAATAGCATTGACACACAATATTATAGGTTCAATGATTCATTTGAGCATAACAATTCCCGTTACACTTATAAAAATTTAAATTACAGTGCGTCGATTTTATCGTTACCATATTTGGATTATGGTGAAAGTATAAAGCCGGGGTCGGTTGAATTTACCCAATCCGTTTTTTTATTAACAGACGACCAAAACGGTAATTTATATGACCAACAAATCGAAACTGGATCATTTACAAAAAAGCAAGATTTAATTTCGTATTGGGGATTCAACGACACATTTAAAAACTTTCGATTTCGTGACGGTAAAATTGAAAATGGCCGCGTTAACTACCAATCCAGCATGTTTTCGGTAGATCGTCCGTCGTATGTTAAAAATGTTAATTTTGAAACTGGATTAACAATAAACAATATTCCATCGGGAATGTCTGCCAAATTTACAACTGATTCGTATATTTTAACGGAACATAAAGATGAATTTAATTTTACAGACGACGAAGATTTCACAATTTCATTTTGGTTAAAGTCTAATAATAGCAGTTCATATTCTACGATATTAAATAAAAATAATATTATAGAAAAAATGGAATATGGAAATAATAATCAATATCAAAACGATTTAATTGTAAATACATTAAGCGTTACGCGATCATTTGTATCCGAAACAACCAATGTTTATCCATATAAATTTGATATTATTAGTGGTTCGGTTAAATTTACTAGGTCGGATGGAACTAATGAAATAGGACTAACAGGTACAAATATTTCTGATTCAAATTGGCATCATATTGGATTAACCAAATCGGGTTCGATGTTTAAATTATATCAGGATTCGGTTGCAATATCAAGTGGTTCAAAAATATTAAATGGTGCTTATAATAAACATTCTTTACAATTTGGTTTGTTTGATGGTAATTTAGATGAAATAAGATTTTATAATACTGCTTATTCGCAAAATACTATTATTACATTGGCAAATAATTCCAACCAATCACCGTATCAAACAGGGATCGTTGGTAATGTCTTTTATCGTCGTGGAAATATAGTTATTAGTAGTTTTGATCCTAAATATTTAAATATATTCAATAATACTAATTGGACATGTAAGTATCGTGGAACACACACAATTTATCAGCGTGAATTATTGGTGCGAATAAAAAAGTCCCAATTCAATTTATCACAGAATAAAACTGCATTACAAAACTATAAAACAGATTTATTAATTCCCGAAATGGTGGATGGAACATTATTACCATTTTTCACCACGATTGGATTTTACGATGATGATAAGAATTTGTTGGCAGTCGCAAAGATGAACCAACCAATCCAATTACGCGATGATGTTGATTTAAATATATTAACAAAAATACAGTTTTAGTAAAGTAAAATGAACAAGTTATTAGAAAATAGAATAAAACGCATTTATATAAAAATTTTAAGTGAAGAACTGTTCAACCGTGAAGATATGCCGCAAATAAAAGGTACACAATTTAATGATGCAGTTCAAGCGTTAAAAGATTTGGATATAAAAGTTACTAAAGAAAAAATATTACCAACCAAACTGCATAAATCGCAGCATGAAGTTTATCCCGAAAAGGTTAAAGGTATTGCGAAAGATGTACAGGAAAATGGTAAAAAACTTACTCCAGTTTTCATTTCATCGGACAATCATATCGTTGACGGACATCACCGAAAAGAAGCACAGGAATATTTAGATAAAAATGCACCTATTGACGTTATCCGAATACATTTGAAAATGGAAGATGCTATAAAGGCATTTCATACAGTTCAAAAACAACTTAGTGGAAAATAATGAAATTAAGAAATATATTATTAGAAATTGGTGATAGTTCTGCTATCCCACCAGCCGCTTCGTTTAAAATGGATAAATACGAAGGAACGGTTAGTTTTAACTTTCTTGGAGACAAATACAAAATATTTATTAAATTTGCATATAACGAAATCGCAATGGACAGTGGTAAACGTGTAGCAATTGTCGTAGATTTTTTTGCAAATAATGATAAAGATGCTGTAATGACAAACAGAGGTCAAGCCATTAAAACTATGTCATACGTGGTTGGGTGTTTGGAAGAATGGTTAAAAAGATATAAAGATAAATTTGGCGAAATTGAATTAGTTTATATAAAATTTAACCCTAAATCCGAAAGTAGTGAAGAAAAAGGTGATGAAACTGTAAATAAACGTGATAAATTATACCGAGCATATATTGATAAATTTGCAAGAAAGTACGGATCACGTGTAAATTATACTGTGTCGGGTGGAGTAGTTTCTAAATTTGAACCAAATATTTCTATTAAATAATGTGGACATACCAAAATAACCAAGATTTTGAAATACCTGAAACCGCCATTGGGTATATTTACAAAATTACTTGCACTAATAAAGATTTAGAGCAGTATAATAAAATTTACATCGGGCGTAAAATGTTATCCAGCAACCGTAAAGTTCGGCTAACAAAAAAAGAAAAACTTCTACCCGAAAACAAACGTAAAACTTTTAAACGATCCGTTAAAGAAACGGATTGGAAAACGTATTGGGGTAGCAGTGACGATTTGAAAGCCGATATAAAATTGTTGGGGCAAGAAAACTTTTCACGTGAAATTTTGTTATTTTTGGATAATAAAACGGATGTCAGTTTTTACGAAATGTATTTTCAGATAAAATTCGATGTTTTATTTGTAGATTCTTACAACAAACACATAGCAAATACAAAATTTTATAAGGGTAAAATTAAAAATGAAATTACGACGAATTTTAAATGAATTAAATAATAATATATTGGATTTTGGTGATATAAAACCAACTAAATCAGTTGATGATATGATACAAAACTTATTTTCAATTGCTGGAAGTATGTCTAATAGAAAAATGGTTCAAATAAAAGCCTTTGATTATATAAATCAAAATGCAACAATAGCAAAAGAATTTTTGGCAAAATATAGATTATCCAATAAAGAAGAATTTTTTAGTTATATGACAGGGTTACAGAATAAAGCAAGATCACTTGTAAATAAAAACAACAATGATTTTCGTAAATATTGGCAGACTGGTGCGGAACAGATGAAATTGAAGGTAGATGACATTGAACGTATGGCGTTAATTGCGGCAGATGAAATGGATAGAAAAATTGCTAATATGTAAAGTTAATAAGGGTAAAATTACAAAATTATGAAACCATGTTGGGTTGGATATAAACAATACGGAATGAAAAAGAAAAACGGTCGTAAAGTGCCGAATTGTGTAAAGGAAATTACACTAAATTCTCCAAGTTCTGTCAAAAAAATGATGGAATATATTTTACGTGAACGAAATTCAGTTGTAACCGAATCTGAATATAATGGTCGTACTGTTAAATTAAGTAAACCAATGCAAGGTGATGTGAAAAAGTATAAAGTCTATGTTAAAGACCCTTCCACCCAAAACGTTATTAAAGTTAATTTTGGTGATAAAAACATGGAAATAAAACGGGACAATCCTAAAAATAAAGCAAATTTCCGATCCCGACATAAGTGCGATCAGAAAAAAGATAAAACCACGCCCGGCTACTGGTCATGTAAAATGTGGTCTAATAAAAAAGTAAGTGACATTGTATGAAATTTGAGATTTAAAATTTAATGTTAACAAATAGTTAATCATTTGATAATCTAGTAAAATGTACCTATATTGTCAATATGAATAAATTACATTTACTAGAAACTGTATTAGGTAAAGGATTCAAAAAAAATCGTGACTATTACCAATTCAATTGTCCATTCCACCAAGGCAAAAACGGCCCGAAATTAGGCATTTCATTAAATAATGGAAATTGGAAGTGTTGGGTATGTACAAACGTGAAAGGCCCCACCATCGGGGCTTTATTTTTTAGATTAAATGTAGAAAAATCCAAGCAACTATTGGCAAAGGAATTATGGAAAGAAAATGAAAATCCTATAATTGAACCTGAACCAGTAGTAGAGTTAAAATTACCAACCAATTTCAAACAGTTATCCAAGCCAAATAAAGACAGTATAATCTACAAAAAAGCCTTAAAATACACAATATCGCGTGGTATTACAATTAAGGACATCATTAAACATAAAATTGGATATTCGGAAAATGGCTACATTTATTTTCCAAATTATGACCGTGATGGTAAATTGAATTTTTATTACGGACGTGCATATGAGCCTTCAAAAAAATTACAGCACCTTCTTCCAAAAACCGATAAAAATATTATAGGTGATGATTGGTTGATAAATTGGGATGAAGACATTGTGTTATGTGAATCAAAAATTGATGCTATTATCATTCGTAGGAACGCTATTCCTTTGTATGGTAAAACACCAAGCAATAGATTAAAACAACAAATTGTTGAAAGTCCATTACGAAATATTTTTATCTGTTTGGATGGTGATGCTGAAAATGATATATTTAATTTAGCGGAATATTTCATACAAAATGGTAAAACTGTTTATCACGTAAAATTGCCAACCGACCAAGACCCAACCTCGTTAGGATTTAAAAAGGTTTGGGAATATATTGAAAGTTCAAAACCACTTGCAACAAACGACACATTTAAACACAAATTATTTAATAAATTTAGTTAAATTATAAAATGATTAAAAAAATAAAAAATTGGTATTTAGATTATCAAATGCGTTCCGAAATTAAAGAAATGAAACGAAAATATACGTTTGCGGCTACATATATGAACGACTTTAGTGAACTAATGTCTTTAATATTAATGCAAGACGAAGAAATAGAAGCCATAAAGAAAAAATACAATGATAAAAAGATTAAAGAGACTGTATTATAAACTAAAAATGAACGATGAAATTGCCAATATTGAAGAAGCGTATTGGTTTAGTTTTGTAATTAACGATCCCGTCCTAACTAAAAGTTTTGACGACCGTATGGAACAAGAAATTAATCAAGTAAAACAAAAATATCAAGCACTTATTGATGCAAATAAATAAGATTATTCTTTGTAGTGACCAACATCTGCGATTATTCAAACGACATGCAGAATATGAACAAGTATTCAAACGATTTTATAAATTTGTAGATTCAGTTAAAGATGATGAAACGATAATTGTGTTGGGTGGAGACTTGGTTCATAATAAAATCGAAATGACACCTGAATTAATTCAAATGTCGTCGAATTTTTTAAAGGAATGTGCGGATCGTTGTCCAACCATCCTAATGTTGGGCAACCATGATTTTAGTCCAAATGCACAAAGATTAGACGCACTAACACCCATTGTAGATTCCCTAAATCATCCAAATTTACATTTTTGGAAAAAGTCGGGTATTTATCGGTTAGGTGGAATTGTTTGGTCTAATTTTTCATTATGGGGTTCACCCGATGAATGGATAACGGCTGATAAAATAAAAGCAAAAACTAAAATTGCATTGTTTCACGGCCCTGTTTTGTCAAATAGTTACAATAATCAATATTTACAGGAGGGTGGTAGGACGGTTAATATCGGACAATTTAAAGGGTTTGATATGGTTATGCTTGGTGATATTCATATATCGAATCAATTGGTT